AGTGGCTCCTGTATCACCTGCTGATCCTGTGGCTCCTGTATCCCCTACTGATCCTGTGGCTCCTGTGCTACCTTGAGATCCAGTGGCTCCTGTATCACCTGCTGATCCAGTAGCTCCTGTATCACCAGCAGAGCCAGTGGCACCTGTACCACCAGCAGAGCCAGTGGCTCCTGTATCACCTGCTGATCCAGTGGCTCCTGTATTACCAGCAGAGCCAGTGGCTCCAGTATCACCTGCTGAGCCAGTAGCACCTGTGCTGCCCGCTGATCCAGTGGCTCCAGTATCACCTGCTGAGCCAGTAGCACCTGTGCTGCCCGCTGATCCAGTGGCTCCTGTATTGCCTGCTGAGCCTGTTGAACCCGTAAATCCTGTCACGCCTTGTATTCCCATTGGTCCCGCCAAAGTAACAGTTGAACTGTTTGTCCAAGAAACAAGAGTGCCCAGATTTGTTGGAGTCCATGATACCATCAATCCTGATGGATCTATTCCAGCAACTGTCACATATCCTGTCCCTGATAGGAGGGTGAGTGTCCATTGTCCTGGATTAAATTCAGGCGCTGTGGCTGTATTAGATCCTGCGGCCCCGAACCACCGATAGAAACTCCCATTGGATATGGCAACATTGGGCTGATTATAAGATGCATCAACCGTCCATGGCAAAACATGATACCAACGAATAGGATCGTCTGAAGGCTGACTTCCTGAATTTCCTGGGCCTGATATAAAACTGTAGTATCCGCCGGCATTTGTTACGACATCAGCCGTTTGGTATACAGTTGGTGCTTCACTCCAAGCTTCTACTGGAGCTGTGCTGGCTACGTAGAGTGATGCACCGATGGATACATATTGTGCTTGTCCTGACAAATCCACTTGCATTAATTGTGTTCCAGTTGGACCAACATAATTAGATGTAAGAGGTGAAAAGATGACATAGGATCCATTAGCACCAGTGGCTCCTACTGATCCTGTGGCTCCTGTATCTCCTGTATTACCTGCTTGTCCTGTATCACCTGCTTGTCCTGTGGCTCCAGTACCACCTCCTGCTGCTCCTGTAGGGCCTGTGGCTCCTGCTGCGCCTGTGGCTCCTGTGGCTCCTGTGCCACCCCCTGCTGCGCCTGTAGGGCCTGTATACCCTGTTCCTGAAGTGCCTGTGCCTCCTCCTGAAGCAGGCTGATTATAGATAAAGCGACCAATGACGGAATCAGTAAAGGTTACGAAAGGGTAATTTAATACCTGAGATAAAGCAGGAAGACCATTTGAATTTAATTCAAAAATATAGCCAACACCTGGTGTACCTGGTGGAGCTCCATTATACTCTCCTCCTGGATCAATTATTGCATTCAAACCACTTACATCTTCAATTGTAAGTGTTGCGCCCCCTGCACTTACATTAGAAATAGCTGTAATGCGCCAGATCATGCCATTGTTTGTGTTAGAAGTATACATGCCTGCACGAATATTTAGCCCATCATATTTACCTCCCGAAAATGTTTGATCTACAACTGTAACAGAAATAGTGTATAGAGGGCCATCACCTGCTGGTGTTCCATAAAGAACCTGTAAGCAAAAAGGTGGGCTTAATGTTGTCATATCTAATTAAATACATTTAAATAAAGATTAAAACCATACGTGCCATTATTTCCAGTAGTAGAGAATGAACTAGAGCCTATTTTATAAGTCATTATCCACTGTGTCCCTGACCAAGTAAAGGTTGTTACAGGGTTTGACGCTGAATAAACACCCAATGATAATATCTGGCTCTTATATAAGTTTAATGAAGGCTGCCAGTAACTTATAATGCCACTTATGTTAGGAGGAACATATTGATTGTTATAGTTAGTAGCATTAAATGCAAGTGTTATTGATAAATTATCCCCTGCAAATGTCCAAGTTCCAATTGAAGACGGAAATCCTGTTACATCAGTAGTTCCAGATTGGAATAAATTATTTGCGCTATTCATTCCTATTCTCATATAACCGGATGCGATAGTTCCTCCACCTCCTGCACCCGTAGGCCCTGTTGGACCTGTAGCAGAAGATCCAGTGGCTCCTGTTGAGATCCCTGCTGGACCTGTAGCACCTCTAGAACCAGCAGCGCCTGCTTGTCCTGTAGGACCTGTTGCACCTGTACTACCTGCTGCGCCCGTATACCCTGTAGGTCCTATGGCTCCTGTGGCACCTGTTTGGCCTGTTGCTTGGATTCCTGTAGGCCCTGTGAATCCAGTAACGCCTATTCTGACCGGTCCTGTAACACCTGTTGAGGAGACACCAGTAGGACCTGTCATTCCAGTAGGTCCAGTCGGTCCTGTTACTCCCGTTGCTCCTGTTAAACTACTTAGAGTGGGGCCTGGTGAGCCAGTGGGTCCCGCAATACCAGCATAGGGCAATAGATTCCACCTTTTCACACCATCTCCTACTTTGTACTGATAGGTGTCTAAATTAATGCCCATTTCACCATTTGCCAGGATAGGATTAGTAGAGATCCAATTTGCTAATGTATCCCGTCGTATTTGTAATTGTATGAATGGCATACCTCTGTAATAAATTGATATTTCAATTCATTACAGAATCACATTAGATTTTAGTGATGCCTAACTAAGGGTTGTTATATATAAAATATATCCATATCCTGCTCCTGCTATATTTGTTATACCAACGAAAGGGCTCGCGGTTCCTCCTGGGACAAAAGTAGTAAAACTCTGATAAAAAATATTTAAACTCCAATTTGTTCCGTTCCAATTTATACTAATAACTGGATAGGTTGTCCCAGGAGGAACTCCAGTATATACTGGATAAATCATTTGGGTTCGCCACTTAATACCTGATATATCAAGACCTACCGTTGTTGTAAAGGGTCCTCCATACCAATATGTAACACCAGTTAAATTAGGGGGAATAACTGGATTATTATATACAGCATTATTAAACACTATATCTATGTTTGAGGAATCCCTTACAGCATAAGAACTAATAACATTTGGTGAGAACGTACAACCTGAAACAGATGCAAATCCTATTGTTCCACTCGTTGTCATTGTGACATAAAGAGCTCCTGATAGGACTGTTCCAGCCCCCCCTCCCGAACCGGTTGGACCCGTAGGACCTATACCAGCAGAACCTGTGAATCCTGTTCCACCTGTAGGCCCTGTTTGACCTGTAAAGGATCCGCCTTGAGGTCCTGTGGACCCTGTTGCGGACAGGCCTATGGCTCCTGTGGGGCCTGTCACTGTAGAAGCAATTCCTGTAAATCCTGTGGGACCCGTGTTCATAGGTCCTGTTGGACCTGTTGCGCCAGTTAGACCAATAGGACCTGTGGGACCTGTGGGGCCCGTAACAGTAGTTCCGCCCGTCAATCCTGTTGGACCAGTCTGAGTTCCTACAGGCCCTGCTGGACCTACTGATCCTGCTCCCCCAATCCCTGTCGGACCCGTGGTTCCTGTAAACCCTGTAGATCCAGCAATGGGCAGATTCGTCCAATTATTTGAACCATCACCGATCTTAAATATATAGTTTGTAGTATCAACCCCTAGTTCACCACTGGCTAAGGTTGGATTGTATACTGTATTCCAGTTTCCTGATGTATCATGTCGTGCTTGAAACTGAACAAGCGTAGACATCCCCTATTTATAATTGGATATTTCTATTTACCTGAAAATAGCGACTAAAGAACCATAGATATTTGAAGAATGAAACCATAGGAACCATTATTGGCAGGCGTTACAAGAGGAGTTGGAATTTGACTGGTTGTTGGAGTAATGAAGGATCTTGATCCTGTTGTATATTTCATTGTCCATGTATAAGGGGGGCCTGCGCTAACAGTAAAATTAATTTGTGATCCTGAATTAACACCTGCGGTTGAAATCATACTTCCACGATATACACTTCCACTACCATCATACCAATTTACAATTCCTGTAAAATTAGGGGGAATGAGTGTGGTAGTCGTGTTCGTAAATACAAGCGTTAGAACAGTTGCGGATGTAACAGTCCATGTTCCTATAGTGGCTGGAAAATTGCTTGATATGTCATAGGTTCCAGGTGTTGTATTGAATGTAGTTCCTGAGAATGCGAGCTGTATATATCCTGATCTGACCACTGGAGATCCTCCTCCAGGCCCAGCTGGACCCGTCACCCCTTCTCCTGCCGGCCCTGTCGGCCCTACAGGACCTGTGAATCCTGTTATCCCTGCTGTATCGGGTCCTGTAGGGCCTGTCAATCCTTGCTCTGTCGGCCCTCTAAATCCCGTCGGGCCTGTTGCCACACTTTGAGGCCCCGTCGGTCCTTGAGACCCTGTGGCTCCCTGAGGTCCTGTTGCACCTGTCAGGCCGGTGCCTCCTGTTGCGCCTGTAGGACCCGTCGGGCCGGTTGCAACCGGTCCTGTGCGTCCCTGAGGCCCTGTGCCTCCCATGGGCCCTGTCGGACCCGTATTTCCTCCTCCCCCCGATCCTGTTGGTCCTGTGGGACCATAGTCTCCATAGAGTCCATTATAGACAATAATTGAATTCCAGGAAGTTGTCCCATCTCCCACTTTAAACCGATAGGTGTCCGTTTCAATACCCAGTTCCCCATTGAGAAGAACCGGATTATAAAAGGCCCAATTGGCGGCAGTATCTCTTCGTAACTGAAATGTGATATGCTGGGACGCCATGTCACCTTCTCTAAATTAGTCATTAGGTTTCTATTGCGCACCACCACAGTTAAAAGCAGGACCCAGTATATAATTGGTAGAGGCATTTCCACCGTCAAAGACAGTGGAATAGATCAAGACGGCTCCTGTGGGTCCCGTGGGTCCTGTGCCACCTCCTGGTGCGCCTGTCGGTCCTGTCGGACCCGTGTATCCTGTGCCCGATCCTGTGCCTGATCCTGGAGGTCCCTGAGGTCCCTGAATTCCTGTTGGACCTGTTGTTCCAATAGAGGTTCCTGTGCTGCCCGTGTTGGTTGTATAGACATTCCCTTGAGAATCCGAATACAGGGTGGCTGAACCAATTTGTAATTGATTTCCTGATATATTTAATGTCGGCATAGTGATATTATTGGAAGCATCTAACGAAATAGGCACGCCGTTCAGATAAATAGTGCCACCGCTGACATACATATCCCTAAATTGACGATCCAGGGATCCAAGATCATATACATTATGAGTCCCTGGAATAATACTTCCATTAACTTCAATATAGGCAGTGGGTCCCGTATTCAGTATCTGAAGGGCTGTGGATTCATAGTAATTGCCATTATCGGGATTATGGAGAAAAATGGACCCTGTGCCTACTCCTTGGAGTGAAATTCCTGGTCCTGTCGGTCCTGTCGGTCCTGTATATCCTGTGCCTGATCCTGCTTCTCCTGTGCCCGAACCACCCGGTCCAGTAGGCCCTGTGGTTCCTATGGGGAAGAGATCCCAATGGGTAAAATCATCAGGAGGGGCAGGTTGACCCAAACTTCCTACAACGCTCTTACAGATATAGACAGCCCCTTCATAGGATACAAGATCATTAATATAATAGGAGATACCCATTCCAAAATAGGGCCAAGCGCCCATCCAATTCAGACCCCGAGAGAGGAGAGCCCAAAAGGTGTCATTGGGAGGGCTTACAGAGCCCGGATTATTGCTATTAATACAGACATAACTGCTTGAAAAATAACTAACAACATCATTAACATTGTAAGTATTACCAAATGTCCACTCGCCCACATTTGTATATCCAAGACCCGTATAGCCTGTAACTCCTGTGGGTCCCGCTTGCCCTGTGGGTCCTGTGGGTCCTGTAGGCCCTGTGTATCCTGTGGGCCCTGTGTATCCTGTAGGCCCTGTATATCCTGTGGGCCCCGTGTCCCCTGTATAGCCAGTGGGCCCTGTAGTTGATGCCGTTCCGCTACTCCCTTGAGGTCCAGCGGGACCCGTATATCCTGTTGGGCCTGTCGTTCCCGTTCCTGATGTCCCTGTCCCTGTCCCACTACTTGGCAACCAAGTGGCAATTCCATTTGCTGTCATTGTTAATACAGTATTAATGGGCGGGGGCCTGTTTGTAGTTGGATTTGTTGCCGTAATTGTTCGGACATTTAAATAGTCCACGTCCAGCGTCTTCCGATTAGACATTCCTATTAGTTGGATATGAATAATTATGCCTACAAGACTACTACAGCACTATTTATACCGTTAAGATCCAAATTAGATTTTTTAACTAATTTATAATTGTGCTACAATAAGATTGGCCCCTATAAGTTTAGGGTTGCCATCTGCTGGTGTAAAAGGAACTAATATTATATCAAATGTAAGTGTATATTGAACAGCAAGAAGCCGATCAGCAATAGTTGCGACTGTAGGGCTCGGGCCAGGAGGCCATTCTGTCTCAATAAATACTTGTATTTGTGAATAAGAACCACTGAATGTTCCATAATTACATATTATATATCTGCCAGGGCGCCTAATCCTAATCCTCATAAGAGGGTTGATTGCTGGTGGAATTATTTGGGATGTCAGAGCCTTTATCAAATAGGTTCCAGGGCCAGGTAGATACTCATAGGGAGTAGGATAAACAGGGGTATCAATAATAGAATTATAAGGCTGTATGCTCGCATTATACACAGTTGTTATAGTATTTGATATATCAATTGCTGAAATATCACTTACAGAATTTATATAAGACACAAGAATCTTATTGCCTAAACTGAAATTGGCAATCGTGGTCGTAGTATCCGTTATAACAATCGCAGTTGGATTTGCGTCCGATGATCCCAGATTTAATGTCCCTGCTCCTATAACATTGGTGGCAACTATACTTGTTGAATTAAATGAGCCTACACTAAATGTATTTGCCGATAGATCCCCTTGAATACTGACAATCGCATTGGAATTATCAATGGACATAATACTGCTCACATACATACTGTTCAGACCTGTGGAATACACTACATTCCCTGGAATCATAGAGGATGACGGATAGAGGATAGGAGGAGGGATTGCTGAGGCATCCAGCAAACTCATTCTCGTGGAGGCGACCACTGCTACAGGGCTTAGGATTCCTTTGCCTGTGGGGGAGGGAAACCACGTAATTCCATTATAACTGTAGGCAGATGTTTGTGTTGCTCCTTCCCCTCCCGCAATCCACAGAGATCCTGTCCATGCGACTGATTTACAGCTCACTGAAAAGATTGTGGCCGCAGAAGGGCTCGGAAACCACTGTAGACCATCGTAACTATAGGCTATACGTGATTGCCCCTGTCCTCCTGCTACCCACAGAGATCCATTTGTAGCAACAGTTTTCCAAGAATCTATAGCAGCAGACGCAGGTGCCTGAGTCCATGTAATTCCATCAGAGCTATAGGCAATTATGCTATCTCCTACAGCAACCCAGATCTGACCATTCCATGCGACTGAATTACAGTAGTTTCCTCCAAATACAGCATTTCCTGATGTGCTTACAAACCAATTAATGCCATTTGCACTATAAAGCAGTTTATTTGTTGTCTGACCCGCTCCCGCAATCCACACGGAACCATTGTATCCGATTGTTGCAATATAGCCATCGCCAGTAATAAGAGGAGTTACAGATGAAATATCGGTCCATGTGTATCCATTATCTATACTGGAAATCATATACGTAGTGCCCTTTCCCCCTGCCAGCCATTTTGTTTTGCTAAACGCAAGCGCTAAACACCGCTCCGTTAAATATGAACTTCCAGAAGAACTTTTTACCCATGTAAGTCCATCATAACTGTAGCATACAGTATTATGCGATGCATCCCCATACAAAAATCCACCTACCCATATAGATCCATTCCAAGCAAGAGCGGCACACCTGTTCCCTGATAGGTCGGGACTTGTTGAAGGGTTAATAGGGGCCCATGTGAGTCCATCCGTGCTCGTGACAATCGGAGAACTATCAGATCCATAGCCCCCCATTAACATGGTTGGAATTGTTACTGTTGGAAGCGGCACATAACGGTTCAAGGCCAAAGCATATCCTTGAGTTACAAGGGGAACTGGCATAGAAATAGTGCGCCAAGTGATTCCATCAGAAGACTCTAAAAACGGATAGGATCCTTGTCCGCCTGCAATCCAGTTGCTGCCCGTCCAGACAACCGCGTAGCAAACTGTAAATAAAGAAGCACTGGGAGTCGCATTACGCCAGGTGAGTCCGTCGTAACTATAGATTAGTGAACTGGAGAGATCCTGACCCCCTGCTACAAATAGATCTCCACTATAGGCAAGAGCATAGCAATAGTTTCTGAGTGGAGATCCATTTGAGATCCAATGGATTCCATCATAACTGGAGATCAATGTGTTTGGTCCATTTCCACCTGCTAACCAAAAGGTTCCGCCCCAAATAAGAGAGTGACACTGATAAAGGAGAGCAAGACCATTCTCAGATGTAGACCATGTGATTCCATCATTACTATAGATTAAGGATGTAACGCCGATACCTCCTGCGACCCACATAGATCCATTCCATGAAATGGCTAGACATCCACTATTCAGAAGCATCGTTCCTGTGGCCGAGGGATACCAGGTTTTTCCATCATAACTATACAAGACTGTATTAGAAGAATCATACGCGCCAGCTACCCAAAAAGAGCCATTTGTCGCCACGGCATAACACGTGCTCCCATTTAGAAGAGCCGCCCCATTTATAGATGGAAACCAGGTGTCTCCTGTGCTGCTATACAAGAGATTGCTACGACCTCCCGCGACCCAGATAGTTCCATTAGAGGCCAAGGCCCGACAGTTGCTCAGATCTTCAGAACCATTTATGGAAGGGTCCCAGGAGACCGGATTTGACCCTGTAGAATACAGGAGAACATCGGGTCCATTCCCTCCCGCCACCAATCTATAGGCAGACCCAGAGGAGGAACCAGAGAAGTCGGGTGGATTAAAGAGAGTGTCATAGAGATAGCCATACTCCAATAGGGTGCCATCGGAGGACCACCGATTGATCCGAAGAGAGGGATCTGATGTCTGATTTGTGGCCAGTGAATAGTAGTTTCCTGAGTCAGGTGCTAAATTACTGTTTAGAGGCCGAAAGGTTAGCTGGGCATCATTGTTATTTTTGCCATATTTGCCATTTAATGTTATATAGGCCGCATTTGTCACAGGGGTGGATCTTAATGAATCTCCCATCCTACTCTACATGGCACATGTTTAATCTCTAAGTTCCACATGGGAGACTGTGCTTACTTCCGGTCTAACAATAACCGGAAGATCTATCAGGAATGCCAGCAGGAGGTGGTCTATTACAACTCGTAGCACAGGGAAAGCAGGATGTCTTTTTGACAGGAAATCCTCAAATCTCCTTTTTTAAAATGGTCTATCGCCGCTACACCAACTTTGCCGTTGAAAGCCAAGCCATGTATTTTGACGGTACGGCCAACTTTGGCCAACGTATCTCCTGTTTGATCCCCCGCCGTGGTGATCTCTTAGGCAAATTGTATTTGGACGTGGTCCTGCCCCTGCTAACCGACACCAGTAACAATCTGCCCGTCAGTTATGTCAATGGAATCGGAAACGCCCTCATTCAGGAGATCACCTTTGAAGTCGGAGAGCAGGAGATTGACCGACAGACCGGTGAATGGATGCAGATCTGGGAACAGCTCACAACCTCCGCTTCCCAGCAACAGGCCCTCAACAATATGATCGGCGCAGTAGACGGCTATGCCCCTCCCGATCTAATCCCTGGTCCTCTGAGCCCAGGTCTCCACTTGTATATTCCCCTCCAATTCTATTTCTGTCGGAATCCGGGCCTGTATCTTCCATTATTAGCCCTCCAATACCATCCTATCCGTATCAATATCACCATTGCGCCCCTAAACACCCTCTTCTGGAATGGCAATGCTGTCACCAGCCCCAAGTGTGTCAACAATACATATATCAATCCAGTCAATATTACGAGTATGATGTTGTGGGGCGACTATGTCTACTTGGACGTAGAGGAGCGCCGCCGCTTCGTGGCCAAGAGTCACGAATATCTCATTGAGCAGATCCAATACACGCCCCTGATCTCTGTCACTCCCTTTCAAACTCAAGTGAATATCCAGACGGATTTTAATCATCCCATCAAGGAATTCATTTTCGTTTGTCAACGGGATTTTATGGACCAGGTCAACGAGCCCTTCAATTTCAGCAGTCTGGCCATCAATGAACCCCTGGACATATCAGCCATTGGTAGGAATTTCAACCAGGGCCAGGTTCGCACGGATCTGATCGCTACAGCTTTGTTACAGCTGGACGGATACGACCGGTTTCAAGTCCGCGACGCCCCCTATTTTCGCCTCGTTCAGCCCTATGACCATCATACGACGACTCCGGTACAGCAATATATCTACTGCTATTCGCTGGCACTCCGACCGGAAGATGCTCAGCCCACGGGCACACTCAATGCCAGTCGTATAGACTCGGTGAATTGGCAAATTACGATGAACCCCGTTCTGAATACTCCCTCCACGGCTAATAAGGCCACCTCTGTTCGTGGACCGGCAACGATCCGTATTTATGCCCTGAACTATAATGTATTCCGTGTGGTCAATGGATTCGGCGGCGTTCTGTTTACCATTTAATACCGGAATTAGGTAGAGGCAGGCGATGTCGGCACTAAAAGACCTTATATTTCCAACTACGCTACAACGATGGACTATCCAAAATCTGGATTATAATTGGTATTTTATGTTTGCCATCTTCGGAGGGTTCTTTGGCCTGGATTATGTGTATATAGGATCGCCCGTCACCGCCGGCATTAAGTTCCTTATGAATACATTTACGTTCGGATTCTGGTGGTATTATGATGCTATTAATGCTGCTGTTGCCCAGGACCAGATACGGCTGTATGGTCCCTCCGCCCCGGTCTTTGGGCCTACTGGAATTGCGGGGGGTCGGTTTCGGGATCCTAAAACACCAGAAGGGGATCCCGAGATATTGAAACTCCACATGAATTTCTTGATCTATGGAATTGCTCTTGGAATTGGAGGCATCATTGGACTTGAATACTTTATTGCCGGCGATATGATGACCGGATTCGTGAATTTATTGTGCACCATCAGTATTATTGGTTTGCCTCTTTCCTTTGTATGGTGGATATACAAAGTGTATAGATATGCTTTTAATACGAATGTATGTATTGAGATGTATTCAGAGTATTTCGGGGCCTCTTCCGGAATGGAAAATGCCTGCCCCAGCCTATTCATGTCCATCACCATCTGGCTTTTAAAGACGGTTCAGGGCATTGTCCAAATGGTCCCTGGTATAGGAGATGTTATAGGAATGGTGCTTGATCGGCTCATAAAGAGTCTGGAATCGGCCTATGGACTCATCAAGAAAGATATACCGAAAGTGGTAAGGATTATTAGCACTCCAAGGCCCATTCCCCATGATATGAAGGCGGCGACTGCTTCTACTGCTTCTACTGCTTCTCCTGCTCCTGTTAAAATAGACGGGGGGGGTGACGTAGCAATAGACAGCGGTCTCTTAGGTCCCTTCTTTGCCTTGACGATTGGACTTATTATCGTGTCCAGCATCGTGCTTTCTTTACGGCGCCTACGACAGAATGGATCTGAAGGGAAAGCAGCAGCAGCAGCAACCGTTAAGCAACCAGGAGATCAAGAGTCAGATGACCCCCCTCAGCCAGGAGACCCTGGAGTCCCTGCTTAAGTTCATTGATCCCAGCCCCATTGTCATTGTGTATTTTACGGCCAAATGGTGTGGCCCCTGTAATCGTGTGGATTTGAACCGAGTTATGACTACGAGACCAGGGATCAAGTGGTATCTCTGTGATGTGGATGAGAACGATTATAGTTTGGGATACTGTGGGGGCTCTTCCATTCCGGCCTGGCTGCCGATTGTCAAGGGAAAAGCGGGAACCCTCTTCAATCATTCTAAGACGGATGTAATCTGTGACTGGATCCGCTCGTTGTGATTATAATGGGGGATTTAGGTAGGGGATGCCTAAAACTAAAAGCACTACCGCATCTGAAGCAGGGAATAGACTTTTACTGCACTTTGCATCTAAGGACCTACGCGTTACTCATCCGGTTCCAGTGCGAAGTATTTCTGGCACTACTTTACGAAGCATTCCATCAGGAGAATCTACAGGACCTGAAGAGGAACCAACTGTTCCCAAATCAATTATGAAGGAACGTATGGATGCTGCTCGTGCACGAGCAGCTGTTGCTCGTGCACAAGCTGCTCGTGCACAAGCTGCTCGTTCAGTAAAAGAAGCAGCAGCTCCTCATGAGGAGACAGCAGCATCTAAAAGTTCAGTAAGCGGTGGTAAAAGGCGGTCCAGGACGCATCGTAAATCAAAACGTCATACAAAGCGTTCTAAGAAGCGTCGCTCATAAATCCCTTAACACGAATAGGGGTATGTATGTAATCCCTTATCCAACATGGACAAGGGATTACATGCCATTACACATCCATTTAGATCTTCTGCAGAATCCGATGAGGATATCCCTGGGTTGGTAGCACATCCAATTCCTTATACTTTCCTGAGGCCAGATACTGATCAACGTAACTATTTATAGTGGTATTATTTGTGTCATCTACAATAACAATGCCACCCACCCTTGCCAGAAGATCCGCATTCTTCATATCATTAGATATACAATGCTCCGAATGCCCCCCATCTACATGAACAACATCATAAGAACCTATATGCTGTGACCTTGCCCGAATCCAGGCCGGCATAGTCTTTGTGGAATCGCCCTCAATGTATTCAAACTGAACATGAGGAAACGCCGATTGAATATAGGACAAGCTGGGCCTCACATAGCGATGGTACCCAATATCAAATATGGTAAAATCCAGAGGCGTGGTCTCCCTTCCCAGAAGCATCAGCATAGTGGAATGCCCAGCATTAAAGCCAATTTCACACATACGCGTGAGCCCCTGCTTTCCACACCAAAATAGATTCTGTTGCTTGGTATACAGGGCAGGATATAGATTCAAGGAGGCATGGACGTAAAATGAATTGCCCTCCAGTAGATCCCCCGATTGAAGAACAGCCTGTTCCAGCGCCTTTAAATGGTCCTGTCTCTTTACAGAATGGCTCTCATACTCTGTCCGTAGTTCCTCGGGATTAAATGCAGGCATGATTCTATATGTAGGATCATGCCTGCTTTAGACTGATCCGGACGTTAATTAGCAAATACAAGTCGCCCCCGACCCTGTTCAATCTCATAGACATTCCAGCCCTCCATGAAGACCCGCAGCTCCGTCTTCCTCTGCTGGGAGATAGTTTGATTCGGCACATTGTTCAACTGGAAATACAGAGTCGGTCGGTCGGCCGTAGTGAAGTTAATAGAACCGTTTGGTGATCGGGAGAATGGTCTTGGCATGCTATAGCAGTCTCCCAGGTTCCATCGCATCTCGCTGAACGTATATCCCGAATCAATCTCATCCTTCGCATAGGCCATGAGGTCCTGCCAGACCAGGGGGCTCTGGAGGAACTCCCGATCCCGTCCCGCAATAATGAGCTTCATTTGATTATAGAACTGACCATCAGAACTTAAAGGATTGGTGAAGTCCGTATAGCGGTTCTGGTCCAGGGCATTGGCGGTTCGGAAGAAGATCTGAAGGCGTTCTACCAGATGGCAGGCGTCTAAGCGGCGACTGGAGGCGGCGATAGAGGAGACATCCAGGGCGGCAAAATCGGGGGGTCCAAAGGTAAAGATGTTCTCAAAAGGACGACGGAAAGGAATAGAGTGGCGCATGGTCTGGAGCTTGGCCCGGACATCGGGGTCTATGTAGGCCTGACGCGTTTCCAGAACAATGGTGGGTTGTCCGAAACTCTCTCTCGGAATGGGCTGGACCTGTTGGACATATCCATTTGGAAAGGTGTATTCAAACTGTTTAGAGAACGGATTGGGTTTGTAGTCCAGGGAGTCCGAGACAATGAGGTCCTCCAACTTTCGGAGCTTGATACGAAAGCGATAGCTCTGGACCGGCACACAGCACAGGGGGAATCCGCCGTCCCCTGGGGCCTGGAGGCCGGGCAGCGGAATGGCTAAGCGGAGCGTTCCAGGCGTAGCCCGGGCGGCAATTGTTCTCAGAGGATCATTGCCAATGAGAACACCCCCTGTCTGTTGGCTCCCCAGGTAGGAGGAGTTCCAAGAACCCTCCGTAGAGGTCAGGGCAAAGAGCATGTCCCCCGACCATTCTTGAATGAGCGCCTGGTCCTGGTAGAACTGGATTCTCTCAAAGAGAAAATAGCCGATATAATCGGAATAGCCGTAGCTGTAGCCTGAGACATCCTTGATCCAATAGGTGTTGTTGGCATCCTGGGGAGGATAGGTGGTGCCTCCCTGTTGTAAAGGCATCGGAGGGAGCCAGGTGGGCAGATCAATTAACAGGTTACATTCCGTTAGGACATCTCCGTATTTGTCAATCTCTATTTCAAAGGTGTTGCCGAACTGGGGACCGTTCAGAGGCACGGTGGTCCTCCGTTCCTGGAGAAAGGGCGTGGTGGGATCGTATTTTGCATTGAACACATGTTCCGAGGAGTCCTTGTCCACGGCAAAATAGGCGTCTTTGCGACCTCTTGCAACGAGCTCAAAGAGAGATCCTTGTAAGGAAGATTGGGGGATTGATGATTGGATGCTCATCCTCTATTGGTTGGTGAGGGATGTAGTTTAGGTTCGGCGCTTGTATTTCTTGGTTCGGCGACTCTTCTTGGAACGACGTCGCCCCCCTTTTAGACCTGATTTTTGTAGCCTTTCCATTGATACTGTTTCAATACTAAGAGGTGGAAGCGGATATTTCTTGCCTTCATAGTCAGGCCCTAAATAATCTCCAAGATCCAGCTTGGGTTCCGATTTCGCAAGATCTCGTAGATCCTGTTCATCCCCTACAAAAATCCCATCAAAGGAGGGAACAAATTGACCAATCGTTGGATCAATATATATGAATCGTTTATCATCATAATATCGTAAGAATGTATGCCCAATTCCTGATACAATCAGTAATTTATCAGTATTCATCCATTCCTCTTTTATACGAGGGAATTTATACATAAGTTCATAGAGTCTTTCAGATCCACCACGACATTTACGTTCTTTTGAATTACATATCCCTTTTAGTTCAGGATCAGATCCAAATGTGTCCCGTATAAAATGACGTAATATTAATTTACGACTATTTATGTTAGACATCCCTAATTAATACCCTATAAAATTGATTATCCAAAGCTCCACTAAACAACTAATAGGATGAAACTGGTCATTGTAGAATCACCCGCCAAATGTTCCAAGATCCAGGGGTTCCTGGGTCCCGAGTTCCAAGTCGTGGCCTCCATGGGCCACATTCGGTCCTTGGAGGAATCGCTGGATGCCATTGGCCTCACGACGGACTTTGAACCGCGCTTTGAGTTCTTGAAAGAGAAATCCAAAGTTCAGAAGGATCTGAAAGAGGCCGCGAAGGGAAAGACCGTTGTCTATCTGGCCGCGGATGATGACCGAGAGGGGGAAGCCATCGCCTATTCGGTGGCCCTGTTACTCAAGCTCCCTCTCGCAACGAATCCCCGCATTGTCTTTCACGAGATCACCAAGGCCGCTATTGAAAAGGCCGTTACCAATCCAAGAACCCTTAATATGGACAGGATTTGGGCCCAGCAGGCCCGGGCTATGTTGGATATGCTCATCGGATTCACCCTGAGTCCCATTCTGTGGACCCAGGTGGCCCGCGGCTTGTCGGCCGGTCGCTGTCAAACACCCGCGCTCAAACTCCTCGTAGAAAAGGAACGGGCCATTAAATCCTTTAAGTCCTCCAGCTCGTGGAGGATCACGGGGACTTGGAGCGATGGAAAGGGATCCTTTCCAGCGACTCTGGAGGATGAGCTGGAGGATGAGGACTCGGCCATGACCTACTTGGACTTGCGGAGGACGGACAGGAAGGCTGTGGTTCAGACGAATGTCGTGAGGCCCTGGTCCTCGGCGCCCCCCGATCCTCTGATGACCTCCACGCTCCAGCAGCAGGCCTCGGCGCTCTTCTCTTTAAGTCCTAAGGCGACGATGGGGGTTGCTCAGAAGTTGTATGAGGCGGGGCACATCACCTATATGCGCACGGACAAGGCCACGCTGTCTGAGGAGGCCGTGATGGAGGCACGAGCCGTCGTGGAGGCCAAGTGGGGGCCCACGTATTTGGGGCCTGAAACGAAGAAAGAACCAAAGAAAGGTGACGGAAAGGGTGTGGCTAAAGATGAAGTCAAGGCCCAGGAGGCCCATGAGGCCATTCGGCCCACTCACATGGAGGTAGAGACTATTGATGCGGACGGTCTCGGAACCAAACTGTATGGTCTCATTCGGCAACGGGCTCTCCAGTCCGTCATGGCCAAGGCCCAGGGAGAGAACTTGAAAGTGGTCTTTCATTGCGAGAAGGAGTTGCCAGAGGATAGGTTGCCCTGGTCCGGGACATGGAAGCGGACGACCTTTCCCGGCTACCAGATTGTGGGGCGGATTGCAGATCTGGAAGAAGACGATGTGGCAGCGGATGAGGCTGAGGCATCGGCTGCCGCCTGGACCCGAGCTCTTGCCCTGAAGACCGGCACAGTTGTATCATGGATCCAACTCGTGGCGCAGCCCCACGAAACCAAGGCAGAGCCCCGATATACCGAGGCGACACTCGTCCGGGCTCTGGAAAAGCACGGAATCGGGCGCCCCAGCACCTTTTCGTCTCTCCTGGCTGCCGTTCAGGACCGGGGCTACGCCGAACTCAAGAACTTGCCCGGCCAGTCTGTGGACCTGAAGGTCTATACCTTGGCGGATCCGGAGAAGCCATTGGATGTGAAGGTGAGCAAAAAGGTTCTGGGGGCCGAGAAGCAGAAGCTCGTGCCCACGGATCTGGGGCTCCAATGCCTTGCATTCTTGGAAACCCACTTCGGCCACTTATTTGACTATAAATTCACCAGTCAAATGGAGAACCGCCTGGATCTTGTGGAGAAGGGCCAAGAGGCCTGGAAGCAAGTTCTGAGGGACACCTGGGCCTCTTACAAGGAGAAATACACCACCATGATCAAAGCACCCAGCAAGGAAGGCGCAAATCCCAAGCTCAAGGTATTCTCAAATGGACTAAAAGCGGTCATGTCCAAGAAGGGGCCTCTCCTGTTGACTGAGGGAGCCACCAAGGAGACCACCGTCTTTCATGGGTGGCCGGCCGGCGTTCTCTTTGAATCCATGACGGAGGAGCTGGCCCAATCCTTTAAGTCCTCAGCGGCGATCAAAGCGGAGGGGGAGGTCATGGGGGACTGGAAGGGCGAACCGGTGATCAAACGAACAGGGAAGTTCGGGCCCTATGTCAAGGTTGGGGCGATCGCACTCTCTTTAAGTCCCCAGGACACTTGGGCCTCAATACAGGAGAAGTTGGAGGGAAAAGCGGCGGCTCCTTCGGGTCTGTTACGGACCTTCAAGGAGTATGAGATTCGGACGGGTCCCTATGGCCCCTATATCTATAAGACAACGCTCAAGACCCGGGTCTTTGCGTCGTTGCCGAAGGATATCAACGTGGATGCACTGACAGAAGCGGATGCGGCGACTCTGTATAAGGCGGGGCTGGAGGCCAAGAAGGCCGCCAAGAAAAATTTGAAGAAGTGAGAGGGGCACGGATAGGATAGAATGTCGGGACTCTATCGTGTTGCGTGGAGGTGTGTGGAGACTGGAATGGAGGGACATGGTGACTATACGACCTATGAGGAAGCCAAGGAGTGGGCGGATCATGGAAATCGGAAGTGGGGAACCGACGTGTGGTTACGTCATCAGGCCTGGCGTCTGGAACTGGATGCCGAGGATGATGGTTGTATTATTGAGCACTGGTTAGAACACGCCAAATCGCTTGAGAAGGGTGAAGACGATCGCAAATAGAGCGCCGCCCCACAGCGTATCGGCGGCCGCCACCCCTAACTCATATTTTTTAAGAACAGACATGCTTGTAAAATCATAGACCGCGTAGGTGGCTGCGCCCAGCAGAGCCGCATCCTGAACCGTTGTGACCTGATAGACAAGATAGGCCAGAGCGATATAGACAATTACAGCAGGGCCGAATCGCATGACCACAGGGGACCCTTGGATGCGCTCAGTCATTTTGAGGGCATAACGGCCCACGGTCAAGAGCCAGGGCAGATCCACTAAGACGAATAGGATGCCTGCGATAATCATTTGTTTCAGCGAGGGAATCATGCTCTACTTTAAATCATAGCTTAAATGTGCTGTATCTGACATTTATAGAAATGTCCGACACAGTCCACCTGGACGCCTTTCAGACCAATCTTCACGGCACCAAGATTCTGCTTCAAGGCCCTTTTGCGAAAGGGAGGCTTCCTCCGCTTCAAGAACATATTCAGCTTCTGAGGAGCCCGTTTAAACGCAAGGTTCTGCTGACCAACACACCCTTTTCGTTTAATAAAGTGCTTCCGTTCACCTATGATGCCGTCTTCCAGATGAAGGAGGGCATAGACTGGTCCCTGGCTCTGACGTATATTCTCCATGCGCCTAAGGATGTTCTCGTGGTCGCCGAAGACATTCCTGTTCCGGACGCGGTCTGGTCAAAACTCACAGCCCATATCACATTCCTCCATATTGTCACCACGCCTTTGAGAGCAGTGGCGCCCTATGATACAATTTTTTTTGCCCCTATAGATGATATAACAAACACCTATACGGATACGGTTCTGAAAGCGCTTCAGAACACCTTTAAGAAGACCTTTCAGCAAAAAGAGTTACGTGATATTCTCCAGGAACTCCGCGTAGCCAAGGCAGGATTAGCATGGACTGCCGTAGGAGAGACGCCGACTGGAGGGATCCGAGGGGCGTTGTATTGGTATGATCCGGAGACCGTAGAGGAAGATTCCCTTTCACGAAAAGAGTTGTCGGATCTCTTTCAGATGCTCTCCCATCAGTTTACTTAGGAAGCATAGGGCCGCCAGCAGGAGAGCCAGTAGAGGCCGCCTGAACAATGTTCGTAAGCGCATTCGTGCTACTGGGATCGTAGCCTCCACGCCGGCGCCGGGTCATGCTTCCACTCTTCCCCATCAGGCGGAACGTGCCCTTCTTGGGCTTGTAGCCCGCCTTAAACAAACGCTTAATCGCGGACTTCCCGAGCGCATGCTTCCTGCGACTGACAATGCGACCCGCCTTGGTCTTCATCAAATCCTTCTTCTTCAAGCCACCGGACGTGTGCTTGGCCGTGCCATGAAATACCTCCGCCTTGCTACCAACCGTCTTTGGCTCTGTCATGTCTAGTAAAGGCCGCGAAAATACTCACACAGAGGGGATCTAAAAAAAATTGAAGAGTCTAAAGTCCTGCGAAGTAGGTAACCCAGAGACTCTTATCCATTTAAAATGCCAGGAAAAAGGAAATACACCAAGAATGAGGCCGGGCTGTATACGTGTCCTGAGTGTGATTTCACGACGGCTAAGTCCAGCACTCTGTGTATGCACCTGAATCGGCATGATGCGACACGGCAGAACAAGTGTAAGCACTGTGACAAGATCTTTCTCCAGAAGCAGACGCTGGAGAAGCACTTGGAGAACTTTAGTGGCAAGGGGGGGCATCCGGCCTTGGATGCCGAGCGATTTGACTGTCCGCATGAGGGCTGTGTCTTTAGCAGTTCCGGAAAGGGTAATTGTCGGACACACTATATGCGGGTTCACATGGTCCAAGAGGTCGGGGAACTCTTGGAGCGTGTGGAAAATACGATTACCTGTAAGACCTGTTCGGATACCTTTGGGAGCCTGGGGTCATTCTATTACCATAGTATGGGGTGCGTTAGCCTCGGAGAGGCTGATGCGCGCCATGCTGTATTAGCTCAGCTCGCATAAGCGAGCTGAGATACCATAGTATGGGGTGCGTTAGCCTCGGAGAGGCTGATGCGCGCCATGCTGTATTAGCTCAGCTTGCTTAAGCGAGCTAACCTAAGTGCGAATAACATTTATCATATGAATCAGTGAATACAGATGATAGCCCAGGGTGGCAAATCCAACCATAATGGCGATCTCATAGGCCGCGCGGGCTGTCTGTTTTTGTTCCAGGCCGATATAGATCAAAAGGGGAGCCACAATCAATACATGGACTGCGTTAATCCAGGCGCTTGTGGAATGGGCTGCCAGTCGGACAAAGAAGCGGTATCCGTGATAGACGAGCACAAACAGGCCCAATACAAATAGGGACCAAAAGGCCCAGATAGGCATATCAGACCGGAAAAAAGCGATCACGAAGAACAGGGGAGCGACGAATAGGATGTGGAAGATGGCCAGGACGGTGTGATGGTCAAAGGCCATGCTCTACTTCATTTCGGGTATTAGTTTCATCATCGCATTTGCGGATTCCAGAGCTGCCTCTACCCATGTCTGGCAGTGATTCAGGCTCTCTCCGCAGGCAAAGATACGGCTGCTGATTTTACGGCTCTTGACCACCGTAGCCTCTACGTCATAGGTGCCCGGGGCCCAATAGGTGCATCCATCCGACCACGGATACATCTTGAACTGGGTTGGATTGGGAATTGACTTGTTGGGAAATGTCTGGCGCACGAGGCTCATGATCTGCCGTTTGACTTCGCCCGTTCCCTTGGCCTTCTGGAGATTCATCCAGTGTCTGGCGTCCTCGCCGTCCGTATACGAAATCATTATGATTCCTTTGGCTGAATTCACAGGAATGATATACCGAAGAGGATTCTTGACCACTGTGGAGGGTATATCGGAGAACCAAGAGGTTCCCTTGTGAACAGGGAAAACGGCATAGCATCGGACCAAAGGACTCGCAACAAGATGGGGAAGAGCGGGGATCCTGGCGCTAACTGCAGGGATCTTTTTGAGAGCCTCGGAGGGGAGAGCAAGAATGACCTTGGATCCATGGAGTTGTCCATGTTTCAGGAGAACGGTTACGCCCTTAGGGGTCTCCTCAACATCTTGGACCGTAGACTTGAACTGGACAATCCCTCCCAGATTTTTAAACTCTTTTGCCAGGCCGTCCGTGATGGCCTGGAATCCCTCGGCAATGACAAAGAACTCCTCTTTACCTCCAAACTCCGTCATGAAACTCTCAAGGGACAGGTCCGCCCTCAACTCGTGCATCTCGGCCCAATAGGGGAACAGATCCATGAACTCTTTGACTTTTGGGCCATGGACTTTCAGGAGGAGTTCCCCGACTGTGCTCTGTTCACGAATAGACTTGGGGAGAGCCATCAAAGGGGCCATATAACTCGGAATCAGACTCAAAAAAGGATTGGATGCGTCATACCAATTGGTCTGGCCGTTTCCAATCGGATGTGTGTGAAGATTGTAGCGTTTGATCAGGCCGAGAACAAGGGGGTGCTTCTCGGACACGCGGCCCGCGCCATCCTCCCATTGATATTTGATACCACGAATAGTGGATCGGTGGGTCAGGACACGACCACCCAGATAGTCGTATTGTTCCAGAATGACAATCTTGAGCTGTGGATCCCGTTTCAAGAGTTCCACGCCTGTGTAGAGGCCAGAGGCACCGCCGCCTACAATAATAAAATCATAGTTCATCCCTGCTGTAAGATGGGATTTTAACGGAGCACGGGGTTAGCGGCCGCTCCTGCTGCATAGGCCGCTCTTGCTGCTACGACTGCTGCTGCTTCTCGTTCTCTTGCGGCTTGCTGTTCCACCTTGAGTTTGCGTGTTCGCTCCGTGCCATGGACCACTTCCCACTTTTCATTAATCCAGGGCACCGAGCAGTTGAAGAACTTGCCCACCTCGCTCATGGCATCAAAGGAGAATCGCCGCAGCTCTTCCATCTCTATGCGAAGGGTTGTGATCAGATGGACGGCCTCCTCCAGTGTATAGACCTTTCCTACATCTATGCGGCGAAAGAGGTCAATGGCCGCACCATTGAACGCATCCAGGATATCCCGGATCTCATTGGACTTTTGGCGCTCCTTCTCGGCCCGTCCCAGATGTTTCTTCCAGTCTTCCTCCGACCGTTCCTTAAGGAGGAACTGAACTCCCACAAGCTCGTTATTCACGGGGTCCAAATGCCGCTCGTAGCGATGGCGTTCCACGTCCATCACGTGGCTACAGATACGCAGGATCTCCAGAATCTGCTTCCGATCCTCCTTAAAGGCGTTCCGAAGGCTGGTCTGGACATGATAGGCCTGGGGAAGGCCCCCGCAGGGCACAAAGCCCGGATTGGTCGGGGCCGTCTGACCGCCCTTGGCGAGCCACTGAAAGTAGTGGGGATTGTGAATGGGCCCGCGCGTAATGGATTGACCTGATGTCCACGAAAAGGGCTTGTGGCAGCTGGTGCAGAACATTTGGTCACATCCGTCAATCTTGGAGATCATTTCACCGCAGGTGGGGCACGGTTTCGTATCCTTCCGAATGAGAGCGGCTGTGGCGAGCGCCTCAGGGGTGCAGGTATGGGGAGTGTCCCTATCCATTCCTTTGATCTCAAAGCACTCGGGACAGGCCCAGGTGTGGCACAGACCGCACTTCCAGGCGCTGGACAGGAACCCATTACATTCGGCCACGGTGCATCGCCGAATGAACTTGGAGGCGGTGGCCCTGGCTACGGGACCCGAATCAGCACGCTCATCACGGCCGGCGCGCACATTCTGGATGCGGCGATACAGGGCATTTCGTTGCTCCTGGATGGCCAGGAGCTTCTTATTCATCTCCGATTCAACCATCCTATACGTTTTCATGAGCTCCCCGTCCTCCTTACCCATGTCACGGGCCTTGAGTTCCCGCTCTGCCACGGTCTGATAGGCCGGCAAGAAGCTCTTTTCGCGATTCACCAGAACTGTCTGGCGATGGAGATAATAGGTCTTGTTCAGGAATGTGTTGGAACAGATAGTATTCAAGAAGGTCCTTGTCCAGGTCGTTCGGCAGTGCATACAGTGCGGATCATCAATGGAGGAACACATATAGGTCTCTACACACTTGATACAGGCCTTCTTATGGCACTGACCACACTCTGTCTCGGCTCTGAGAACCGCCGTATAGGGTTCCGCACAGATGGGACAACTGGGAGCCTCTATAACCTCATTCTTGGCCTTTGTCTTTGTCTTTTTTTCAGGAACTGATTCAACAGGAGTATCAGGTGTCTCTTCTGTCTTTGCCTTTCGCTTCACAATCCGCTTCTTAGCAGGAGGAGGAACCTCAGGAGACACGGGAGCCTCTGTCTCAGGAACCTCAGGAGCCTCAGGAACTACAGCAGTCACAGCAGCTGCCTCTTGCTCTTGCCCTTTCCGCTTCGTAACCCGTTTCTTAACAGGGGTAGGGTCCGACATTCTACTGAATCAAAAGGGTTTCGTATAGGTCAAATTTATGGCCTGCTATCCCCTTTAAGTCCTCCCTGGATCTTCAATTTTTTCTCCGCGTTTCGCACGGGCCCTTCTTCTCTACGGCTCCAGTGTGGCGCCACACAACAGGTCCCATAGCTCAATAGGAAGAGCGCGTGGCTGTTAACCGCGAGGTAGGCGGATCAAAACCGCCTGGGACCGTTCTTGTAAATAGTTGTAACTATTTACAAGAATATCTCCCTGCGAAGATCGCGCACGATCTTCGCAGGGACCGTTTTTTTGTAAGTATTTACAAAATACTTACAAATAGACACATAGACCCATGGACCCCCTTGACTACGCACAGCGGTATTATCTGCTCCACTATGCCCTGTTAGTTCCCTCGCTGGACTTAATCAGTGATCTCTTTACTTGCCGCATCTTGAAAGAATTCATGACAGAACGGCTTGTATTCTGGGATACGCATATGAATTTGGCCACGAGCAAACGGCCCGTGCCAGGATCTCTGCTGATCTGGACGAATCACGTGGCCGTGGTGGAGAATGTGAGTAAGAACTATGTGTATATCACGGATCCGGGGAAACGGAAACTCCCGATCCGAAATGGACGTATTGTCAGCGAAGGTCTGCTGGGATGGAAGATGCCCCCTATCCGCGAAGCCGAAGGACCAGGTGAAGTGTAGCCTCCTTCTGAATGTTATAGTCGCTGAGAGTCCGCGCATCCTCCAGCTGCTTGCCAGCGAAAATGAGACGCTGCTGATCAGGAGGAATGCCCTCCTTGTCCTGAATCTTCTGCTTTACCGCCTCAATGGAGTCCGAGGGCTCTACGTCCAATGTGATGGTTTTTCCCGTGAGCGTCTTGATAAATATCTGAAGGGGCATTTCTATACTCCTACAGTAGAAACTATTTAGATCCTATGTCCGAGTTCTTCTGTGGTCGGAAAAGCCACATGGAAGCCCATCGGAATCGCAAGACACCCTGTTCCATAAAGCCAAAACCCGTTATACCTTCAACACGCACTCCTGGAGATCCTTCTCCTCCTGTAAAATCTTCCGTTCATGTCCTCGGAACTTGATGAGGCCCGTTCTGCTATCCCCTTTACATAAGTTCTCCAAGGCCTTGCGGCTATCCCAGTCGTTTTGAGATAAATACCGATAGGGTCCGTCCTCTGCCTTCATGAACCGCATGGTTCTCAGAACACTCGGATCTGTCTGCATGACATATTGAGCCGCCACATGAATAAAGAGGTATTCAATATTACTTATGTTCTGTAGATCTATACCCAAGTATTTCATATACTCTACCGCATCTTTGACAGTCACAAAAGTATCTAAGCTAAAGAAGGCCCGTTTCCATCCCTTGATAAATTGTCCATGCGGAACAGTGGCAAAAAACCAACTTTCCAGAACTGGAAACTCGGGCCTTGTAGTAAATCCATTTAGATAGTATCCTATAAATTCAGCGCCCGAGTCCAATGAAAACGGATAGGGTGCTGTGGCCAGAATAGAGGCGTCCGACCAGACCCCCCCATACTGTTCCAGAAGAAGGAGCCGCACAATGTCCGATTCTCGTGCGGGGCTATCATTAAACGGTAGATCCGTTATGTTTACATCAATATAATCATGTAAGTTAGCAGGGGTGACTACATTGATTTCATAGGATGGATTGTGATAGGCCCAACTATCTATACAGCGTTGAACTACATCCGGGATCGTATCACTATTCCAATAGGTCCATATGATTGCTGGAATAGAAGGCTGACTACTAAATCCTTCTGTTCTGGAATAGCAAGATACACATAGAATAAGTATAAGAATAATGAGTATACCTGTGCTACAATATAGCATCTGGGTATATTTCATACCCCTCTAAAATAGTATTAGGAATCTAATCTAAAGGTTATTTATTACCTACCATTAGGATGCAGCAACAGAAGCCGCAGCAAAAGGTCCAAGATCCTGCTAAGAAAGGAGTGCCCAAACCTGAACGCAAGGCGTTTCAGTTCTCTGAGTTTCAGGAGGAAGAGGCTGTGACTATGCCGATTAAGGAATCAGCAATGATTATGCCCAAGCCAAAGCCAACGGGGCCCTGGTCCGATGATCTTATTGAGGACCTGGACGATCCTTCTTGGACCACGGTGACGCGGAAAAAGCGCAAGACTAAGTAGAGATGGAGGCAGCAAAACGGTCCTATGCGCGAGCACTCAAAGGCTCTAAAAAGACAAATGCTGAACGGGCAAAGCACAGGACACGATCCAAATCGGCGCTATCTCGTTATTTAAAACGCCATCCGCTAAAACCTGTTGGAACAGAACTGGTTGAAGCACAATATGTGCGGCAGCCTCTTGCTGTAATGGGTGAGTTGCACAAAATAAAGCCTACAGAAACTGTATATCAGGCGGTCTATCCAAAGACTCACGTTCCTAAAAAAGCCCGTGTTCGGAATAATACAGTCGCAAAGGAGAGGGCACAACGTGTCGCAAATAAGCATACTCGTCGGTTAAGCGTGTTGCAAAGGAAACCATCCGGTGTATCCTCAGAGCGACGCAAACTGCCCGTTCTTTCTGAATCTCACAGTGTCTCATAAATTTGATTATACACGTCTGTATTCTGTAAGTAATCAGATGTTTGAAGCCCGTTTTGCGAATGCTACTCTCCTGAAGCGTATCTTGGATGCGATCAAAGATCTCGTCCAAGATGTGAATTTGCTGTGCACGGAAGACGGCATTGAACTCCAGTCCATGGATGCGGCCCATGTGGCCCTGATCAATTTCACGATCTTAGCAGACGCCTGTTCCTTGTATACGTGCGATACACAGGTGACACTGGGAATTAATGTTATTAATCTGACCAAGATTATCAAGTGTGCCGAGGCTGAGGACTCGGTAGTCCTGTCGCTAAGTCAGGACGAGTCTTCCCTGAACATCACCTTTGAGAGCAGGTCAGGAAGTCGGAAGCACGAGTTCGCCATGAATCTGATGAATATTGATAGCCAACACCTCTCCATTCCAGAGACGGAATACAGTTGTTCCATTAAGATGCCGTCGGCCGAGTTCAGTCGCTTTATCCGGGACGGCGCCACCTTTGGTGAAACGGTCACTCTGAGCGTCAAGGAGGATGTCTTGGTTGCGACGATTCGGGGCGACGCGGGTATTACAACGATCACGGAAAAGCAGGACAAGACATCCGCAAAACCCAGTCAGTGGACGGAGATTGAGTGTGGGGCCCCCGTATCCATGATGTTTGCCCTGAAGTATTTGGCCGCCTTTACGAAGGCCCAGTCTATTTCCGATCAGGTGTCCCTGTATCTGGTGGCGGGATCTCCCCTGTATGTCTCCTATGACATGGAGGCCAAGGGCTCTGTGGGATTCTATTTGGCACCGAAACACGATGAATAGCACTAATTACAATTTAATGGGCTATCATTTTGTCCGTATTTATCATCCGTGAGGGGAAATCCCTGTTGCCGTAGCATACCCTTCACTATAATTCCCGTCTGTTGATTGACACCATCCGTGATGTAATTGGGCATATTTTTACGTAAAAGGGCCAGCTCGGATTTAATACTGGCTATATCGGCGTTCGTGTCGGTCGGCGCATAGACGACTTCATCCACGTAACCCACGCAAGGTGGAAAGGGAGGTTGACTGATTTTAGTGGATTTTGCGATCTCTACCGTGTAGTTTGTCGGTTTCTGTGAACGACCACTACTTGCTGTGTTCTGGCTAACAGTAGAGTCTGTGGCAGTCGCATAGGATAGGGTTGATGCCGGTCCCGTGCAGGCCTCTCCTGTAATGGGGCTCGTAGTTCCCTCGGAACACATGGAATTTATCTCCCGTTTTGACAGTAATCCTGTGCAGATTTTCCCCGGTTGTGTGCTTATCTTGCCTATAGCACAGGTCGGATCCCCTCTATTTGCGTTTAGATCGGTTGTAGATACATCCGTATTGGGCCTTTCTTGATTTATAACCTCAAATCCATCGGCCTGTTTATTCAAATGATTATACACTAAAACGGATAGAACTGTGAATGATAGCAGTCCGAGCCAGATAAATGCCCACATTCCCTATAAGGTAATAAGAATCTAAACCAGGCTTGCTATTATTACTATAAGATGGAAGAGTCCACAGTAGAACTCGTGGCAATAGACGTGGCGCCCCTTCTGGAACCAGAAGCGGTGGCAATCCCAAAACACTGGTCCAAACGGCTCGGGGACATCCTCGGCAATCCCAAAGCCATTCTGGGCGTCTCTGCCATATTTTTCACAGCCTACATTGTGTTTATTGATGTAGAGGGCGGATTCTCCAATCAGTTTCTCCATTTTGGACCGGGCACCACGGATGAGAACACCACCCAGTTCTTGGGAATTACGTTAGATACATGGCCCAAGGTGGGCCTCATGTATCTTGCGAGTTTTTTGTCCTCCCTGATGTCTACCTATTATAGCTACGCAATGACCAATAATCTTCATTCCTATATCTGGAATCGCGCTATTCCCAAAGTGCCCTTTAGTAAACGATGGACCTATGTCGTGATTATTGCGGAGCCCCTCATTATGCAGATTCTATACATTATCAGTTTTTTCACCAATCTAACCCTCCAACTTCAGTTCATTATTCCCCAGTTTGTTGGATCCTTTCTCATAGACATCCCTTTTAGTATTCAGAGGCTCCAAGAGAAGGAGTTTGAATTTCCTTGAACTTAGTAGTATGTGCTACTCGCCCGAAATGTCCTTCGGGTTTGCCCTGTTAGGAATTGGATGTATTTTATATTTACAGAATGACACGAAGCGTAAGTATCTCTCCTATGTCATCTTCTTCTATGTTCTAATGGAGCTTTTACAGACGGTTCAGTATTCATTGCTCAATGACTGTGAGAACACGTTGAACCAGTTGCTAACGGAAGTGGCCTTCTTCCTTGTTATTGTTCAGCCTCTCCTGTGGAACTTCTACTTCTATTCTAATTCCCTTCCCTCTGAAGGGGGCCTCTTTAAAGTGGGCATGGCCCTGGCTGCCGCCTGGATCGTGTTTATTCTCCTCGGCCGATTGTTGTATGGAAGTTCTGGAACAGATCCTAAAAAGAATAGTTGGATCTATGGAAACAAGGTGTGCACTTATAAAGGGACCTCCCATCTGTATTGGCAATGGACGAGCGCCGATCTTGGAGAATTGAATGCCACCTTCTTGATGTATATGCTTGTCTGGTTTGTCCCGGGTCTGATCTCGGCTACGCACTTTACATCCGCCCTATTTCTTATGGCAGGGGCCGCTCTTGGAGCTGGACTTACAGCATGGTGGGGAGACATGCGAGAATTTGCCTCTATCTGGTGCTATATCAGCGTTCCGCTGCTGTCCCTCATTATTGGGAAAGACATTCTTCATTACACTCGCGGAACAGGAAAGGCTTGAACTTACATTGCCGTAAACACTTCATTTCGCTTTTTGTTAATACCTTTCGGGAGCGCCGGGTTTTCCCTGACTCATTGTAAGAGACCTCCTTGTATCCCTTTCCGTTCTTAAAGTGGACACGCTGGGTCTTGGTCAGTCCTTTTCCCTTTCCGTTCCGTTTCACATACGTGGTCACCGTGGAGACTTCATCATAGATCGTCTTGGGCATTCTCTACTTATGCTTTAGCATAAATTAATCCTCAGTTAGTGTGTGCTTTTTAAAAAGCACACACTAACTTTGGATTAAAATGGCAAAGCCATTTTAATCCTCAAATAACTTCTGGCATATTCCATTCTCAAAACGTAACCAGTTCATGTGAATGGCATACACGAAGACCTCCCAGCCCTGGCCCACATCCGCATCAAATCCTGGGGGCACAGGAACTGCCTGAGGCACATTGACCTTTAAGTCCAAACGGATAGAGGAGGAGCGGCTCATATTGATAGAACCCGAGGGCTGATGGGCATCGGGGGATAAGGCAAAGGTTAAGCCATAGACATACGAGGCCCAGGCATTCCATCCGCCCTTGTGAGCAGAGGCTGCCGCTTGGCGCCACCAGTCCCCTGGGGCCTGCTCCACAACCGAACCATTTACGCGTAAGGTGGCATAGACCAGCCACTCTTTAGGGACACTGACAAGGTTGCGTTGGGTCTCTACGAGCGGCGTAAAATTGGCCCATTCATTGTTCAGGGTCACCGCTTTCCGCCGAAAGATCCAGAAGATCTCCTGGCACGGATGATTGAGTTCCAATGGTAATGAAACTTCTATAATGTCCGCATTAGAATTGGTCTTACTGGCCAGGAACTTATAGGGTTCATCAAAGTGGTAGCGCGTCATGATCTTAACCATCTGTTCAAAGGGCTTGTGGATATAGGCGGTGCGCACGGCCTCCGAGACAAGGGCCGTATAGGTCAGAATACGGAAATCCAGGAAGGGAGGTGTATAGACCGCATTGACAATGTTAAAAGAAGGGTCGGTTCGTGTGGTAGGCAGAATAGTGGTTGTGAGACCCAGGGGAGAGTCCACACAGGATTGTCGGTAGCCCTGGACAGATCGCACACAGTCCGTAAAGGGTCGGAGTTGAACATGGATGCGCACAGAGCCCTCCGCGCAGGCCACAAGGGGGAACATGCCCTTGAAGCGCGTTCTCATAAACGAAAAGGGAAGCAGGCAGAAATACACACCGTCCTGGGTCGGAAAGGGCCTGTTCGGATTCATAGAGCCCGTATTGGTGGTTACATGCGTAGGACTCGTAATTCCATAGCCATCGGCGGCGATTCCAAAGATCATGTTGGAATCAGGAATGAGCGTGGAATAGGCTCGGATAAACTCCCCATCTATGCGCTCCAAGGTCTGGTCGCCCACCTCAAACTCAGCATAGTCTATGATGGACGTGCCCAGGCAATTGATATAGGTCCAGGGAACAGACGAGGGATCCACGAGATAGGCACCCGTTTGGAGGCCCGATACGACATTGGGAGGATACCAGTGGCTCAATCGGATCTGGACAGAGATGGCCTGAAGAAGATCGCCTGCCTGGAGCGCCCCCAGTTCAAAGGTTAGGCGGCCGCCCCAGGCTGCCGTGCCCTTGTGGACGAACTCTTGACTGGCCATGGTGGCAGGATAGGTTGTGTAACCAGGATCCCTGTGGAACCAGGAGTTCTGTGATGTAATGGGGAAAAAATAGTCATCCTGGGCGTTCCTGGAGGCCAGGTCCAGAACGGTTGTGATGTCCCCAATGGGTCGGGTGGACATCTCCTTATTGAACGGGCCTATTTCTTTTTAGACTGCCTAAACCCAGTGCTCGGTAAGTAAGCAGTCGCAATGCCCCGCATCCTATTAGTCGCTCATGGTAATATGCCCATTCCTCCGAAAGGCTGGGGGGCCGTGGAATCCCTCATCTGGGACTATTCTGTGTATCTGAAGAAGCTGGGTTGCTCGGTGAATATCCTGAATCTCCACATTGATCAAGTGGACCATATACTGGACCATATCCATAATACGAAATATGACATTGTCCATTTACACAATGATATTCTCGTCAATATTCTCCATCTACTGCCCAAGACCCTTCCTGTTGTTATAACAAGCCACTATCCGTATATTCATGATCAAAGTCAATGGCGTGATCCTGTGTCAGGATATGACTATGGTAAGTATGTAATGGCACCGCTGTTGAAAGCGGTTCATACATTTGGAACCCATGTAGTTGCTGTGAGTCAGAAGGATCGGGATGCCTTTGTGTCCTATGGAGTTCCTCGTGAGTCTATATCGGTTTGTGTGAACGGCATGGACACCTCCAAGTTTCTTCTTGCGCCTATTTCACATCCTGGATCTATGATCTGTATGGCCCAGATTATTCCACGAAAACGCCAGCATCTCTTCAAAGGCCTGGACTTTATCAAGTGTGCTGGGAAGATCAACGATTTTACTGCCCTCCCCTCTCAAGAACAGTTTGTGGGGGAATGGTCAGACGATAAATACCACAAGTTAACCGAATACTCGGGAGGGATTCTGTTAAGCGACGGAGAGAATGGAACACCTCTGGGCATCAAGGAGTCCTTGGCGGCCGGCTTAGGCGTAGTCATATCGGAGGCCGTTGCCTCTGAGATTCCAAAGGAATGGTCCTGGGTCACGGTGATTCCCGAGTCCAAGATAGGAGATCAGGAGTATTTGCGGGAGGCCTGTCAAAAAATAATGAAGATTGCTGAGCCTCTGAAGGCCCGCATAAGAGCCGAGGCAGAGGCCCTCTGGGACTGGTCTGTCTTGGTGCCCAAGTATATGGAGGTTCTGAGGCAAGTTATTGAGGGACGAACCGGCCTTTAAGTCCCATGTCTACGAGAGTCCATCCGCACGGAAAGGGAATGGATTGGCCATACTCGGTCAGATGATCAAAGCCGGCCAGTTTGAAGGAGATATACGTGGACTGTTGGGGATCATAGTTCTCATCAATGTTGAGGATGGCGATGATCTGGGACTCTTCCAAGGAATAGGCGGGAATGGGGGTTTCAAGGGGCAGCCACTGGCCCCTACGAACCGGTCTGTATTGGGTCAGGTAGATCAGATCGGTGGGCGTGAGAACTACGAGGGAATAGGAGGCCTGGAGCTGTTCTTGAACGGGCCAGGTCATCTTGACGTGCGTCCAGGTGATCAGGGGATTCTGGCGGCTCATTTCAGGAAAGGTGAACTCCAGAACATCGTTCTCTGTGATCTCCTTGACATCGGAATAGATGTGGCTGTGTGGAAGGGGGTCTACGTTGGGCTGCTGTTGAAGGGCGATGTCCACAGGAATGCCTTGGATGTCTTGGATGTTGTCCATTGTATAACGGATAGTGTGTGGTGTTTAGATTCAAATTTACTCTGTAGGGTATATAGGAATGGGGAACAAGACATCTCGGCAGAGAAAACCCCTGGATGGTTCCACGCTCAAGCTTGGAACCTGCTACAAGACAATCTGGTCTCCCGATGTAGGATCTGATTACTTAGGCAAACTGACTAAGATATCAAAGAATAAGGATGGGAGCTGGCATCTGGTATTTGAATTAGGAAACGAATTTCCCTCGGTAACTAAATCTATTTTTAGAAAGTGTCCGTGTCAGAAAAAAGCAGCCGAACGTTTTAAAAAACAGACACAGAAACGGAAAGCCCTTCTAAAAGAAAAGAAAGCCTGTATTAAACAAAAGTGTTCTGCTGAACAGGCAATTGCTGTAAAAGCTCAGAAGCGATTCAATAAAACCGTAAAGGAAAAATGTAAAGGATTAGCAAAAGGCTTTGATTCCGACTGGAATAGATGTCAACAAGAGATTAATAAGAAACAACAACACTGGAAGTCGGGTAGTAAATTGTTTTCATGTGAACGCAAGAAGTGTAAAGATGTGGCAGATGCTATTCATAAAACCTACCATTAAGAATCTTAACACTAACTCTACTATACATTTAAGCCCCCACCCAGTATGGATGGGGGCTTAAATGTATAGCAGGGGGTACACGTACCTCCTAATATAAAATTAAGCCCCCACCCATTATGGGTGGGGGCTTAATTTTATATTAGGGTTAGTGTTAAGAATATAATTACGCCCCCTCGGAAAGAGGGGGCGTAATTATATTCTTAACGGTAGGGCTCTTCTAAAAAAGTATCCTACATGTTGGATCAAGCATGAATTTACTGTAGACATGATGGCCCTATCGGGAATCTGGATCGGGGAAATAACAAAAACAGGTGAAATTACAGAACAGGTGTTGGAATGGGAGGTGCCCTGGCAGAGATATTGTTAGAAGTGTAGATTCACATTTATACCAAAAAAAATTGAAGTCCATTTTGCGTAAATAGAATATGCATGCTCCTGTTACTATCCATAGTTACACTACTAAAATGACAGCAGTATATTTACGTGACTTGGTTTCGCGCATGATGGAGGGTGCCACCGCATCTGTAATTCTTCATGGGCTTGACCCAATGAACAAGGGGCACACAGGAGAGGCCCTTTTGAGAATTCTTCTCCTCTTTGGGATTCATCCAATGGATCCTTCCCTCTCGGTTATCCCCTATAAAACGGACACCCCTACACGTCGCTTGGAAGCCATCACGGGCATTTCAGAACGTCTTGATATTCTCAGTAATGGGCGAATCAATGTAGGTGCTTCTGGCAAGATGGATCTTGTGTGGCGAGACGGATCTATGATTGCTGTGTGCTCCTCTAAGATTGGCATGATCCGGGTGAAGTCTATTGCCGATCTTGAGATTGGCGCAATGCTTACAGAATTTACTGAGAGCGGAGGCTATACAGAATCTGGCAAGTCAGTGCTCCGTGCGTCTGTTGTCCCCTATGTCCTTGTAGACAACAAGTCTGAGGTTCTTCGCCTGGCTGAAAGGGCAAAGGCAAGTAACAGGGTTTCAAAAGATAATCTGAACCCGCTGGATATGGAGGACTTGAATCGGATGTGTGCTGTCCTCCGTGAACGCATAGGGGGTTGTAGTTCAAAGGATATTAAATCTATCCTCGGTTATCTCCTATCAGATGAGAAGCCCGCTCTCAGAACTCGCCTCCATCAGAAACTCATTTGCTCAAAGGCAATGCGTCTTATTGGCTCTGGTGTGAAGACCATTCTTATTGGGGCTCTCCCACGTTCTGGAAAGACGTATATGGGCGCATTTATTGCCAAGCACTTTAAGAGGATTCTTGTTATCACAACCCGCCCTGGTGAAACTCGCAGTCAGTGGAATAAGGTCTTTAAAGACCATAGAGAGTTCTCGGCATATATGGTGAAGGATCTAAACTCATCATCCTCTGCTGAGATTGCCCTTTCAAATAAGAAGGGTGAGGATATGGTTGCCGTTGCTTCCATTCAGTTCTTCAAGATGGATGAGCGTGATGCTCTCATTGGACTTGAGTGGGATCTCGTGCTTCTGGATGAGATTCATGAGGGTGGGAGCACAGAACTCTCTAACGCTATGCTTGATACTTACATCGGCTCAAAGTCCATTCGGATTATGATGACTGCTACTTACACCAAGCCAGTAGAGTATTATACTATTCCATCTGAGTGCTGTTGCTTCTGGGATTTGGAGGATGTCCGTCTTATGCGATCATGGAGTGAGCCAGAGGTATTTGCTCGTCTCAGTGACAAGTATGGGGCTCTGGATGTTGCGACAGCTCGGGATGACACTTACAAGAGTGGTGAGACAGATGCCTCTATTCGTCTCTGCTATGTTAATGCCCCGCGCCTGGGCATTCTCACCAATATGATGCATTCCACTCTCTACGATGAACTTCGTGTGGCCACAGCATCTCCTGATAATATATATGGATTCTCATTGCGCTCGCTCTTTATGCCTACTAAGGACGGCAAGGCCTTCCAGAATCAGAGGGCGGTAGACACATTCCTTGCCCTCATCTCTGGCTCTGACTACGATAAGCGCTACAAGAAGGGTAATATGTCTATGTTTGCCCGTATTCTGCGATACTGGAAGACTATTGGGCATCGTGAGTCTGACGAATTTATGACGCAGATATGGTTTCTTCCCTCAGGCCAGGGCCAACTTCTGGAGCATGTGAAATCCGCTATGATTTCACGCATCAATGCGAACCCAGTCCTCAAACACTTTGCTACGCTTACCCTGGATGAAGGAATGGATGATATTAGTAAAGCTGTTGCTGGGGCGGTGGCCGACGCAAAGGAGCAGGGAAAAAGGGGTCTTCTCCTTCTCACTGGCAATGTCGGTAGTTTAGGTGTGTCTCTTCCCGAGGTGGATGTAGCATTCATGCTCCATGACGGAGAGAGTGCTGATAGGACATTCCAGCAGTGGTTGCGGGTTCTTACGGAGATGGTCAACAAAAGATACGGCATCGTTGTAGATTTCAATGTCTGGCGTATCCTTACCACGCTTAACACATATGCGACAAGTCGCTGTGGCCAAGCTGAGAAGTCTTCTGCTGACAGAATTTGCTGGTGTGTAAGCAACCTGATTGATGTGGATCCTGATTTATGGGAATGTAAGGAGAGCCCTGAGACAGCCCCGCAAGACAAGATTGCGGATGAACTAACGAAGCAATGGCGTAAGATGCTTGAGCAGACAGGATCCTCTCTTAAAAAGCTTGCAAGCACCCTACTTGATTTGGGCGAAGATCAGAAGGAACTTGACCAGATTGCAAAGTATTTAGAGGGGGGATCTGGTATGACTACACTTGAAGTAAATCCTGATCAAGAGAAACTGCCTTCTGGTATTGAACAGAGAGGGGGGGGTGAGGACAAGGAGGAGGAAGAGGAGGAAGAGGACGAAGAGGAGGATCTTGCTAAGAAGACAAATCTAAATGATGTTCTTGCTCGTCTTATTCCAGAGATTGCTCTACTCTCTGGCTGTAAGTATGATCTTCAAGAGGCTATGAACAGTATTCATGGCAATCCTAAACAATGTGAGGCTCTTAATGAGTTCCTTATTCAACTATACGGAACATCTCAAAAAACACCATTCTCTATTATTCTCCGCTTAGTAAAGCGAAACTACGAAAAATTGATACCCGCAAGAGAAATCTTTGAGGTTATTAGTAATCGTATGGGAGTGCTTGATAATCCACAAGAACTTATAGCATTCCTCGGCCAACATCTGAAGCCAAAGGAGTTAGAGAAGAAGCAGAATGGGGAGGTCTTTACCCCACCTGATCTTATTCAGCAGAAGTTTGATAAGCTGACTCTTGCCGATCCACGAGTTTGGTCCGATCCCTCCAGGAAGTTTCTGGATCCTGCGAATGGCATCGGTAACTATCCTGCCCTTGCATTTTATCGCTTACTGGAGGGTCTTAAGGACGCTATTCCAAATGAAGCGGACAGGAAGAAGCACATCCTTGAGAACATGCTCTACATGTGCGAACTGAACATGAAGAATATTGAGGTCAGTCGCAAGATCTTTGACCCTGAGGGTATATATGCTCTTAACCTGTATCAGGGCAGTTATTTGGACTTAGACCCTAAGAAGGAGTGGGGTGTGGAGAAGTTTGATGTTGTGTTTGGCAATCCTCCTTATCAGCCTCCTTCTAATGGCAAGAAGGGAGGCAAGTCACTATGGCCTACCTTCGTGGAGAAGAGCATGAAACTACTGAAGGTGAATGGCTTCCTGGTCTTTGTGCATCCTGCTATTTGGAGAAAGGCAGGAAATGAACTTCACGACCTTATGTTCAGCAAACAAATCCATTATCTCAGCATACATTCAGACATAGAGGGTGGTTCTATATTTAGAGCAACTACTCGGTTTGACTGGTATATTCTTCAAAATACACCCACTTCTAAACCAACACTTGTTCGGTTTGATGATGACATTAAGAGTAGCATACTGATTTCGCAGTCTCTACCCTTTATAGTAAATCATGGCGGTGATATTCTTGAAAAGGTCAGGAGTAAATCACCATGTGGCTTTCTTATGGCAGAAATGACGTGTGAAGGACACACTCAGCGCGATTATATTATCAGAAAGCCAAAAAATACTCACCTATACCCCATATTCAATTCTTCGTCAAAAGCAAATGGCATAGTTGTATTCTGGTCTTCAAAGGCTCTCACGCACCAGTATAAAAAGAAGGTGCTATTCTCAAATGGGAGATTTGTAGAACCCTTCTATGATTCTGGTAAGTTTGGGACAACACAGGGAGGTATTTATATACCAGTTGCTTCTGATGACGAGGGTGTCAAACTCACACGCTTCCTAAAGAGCAAGTTGGTTTCCTACATTGTTGGGGCAACCAAGTGGAGTAACTTTGAGACAAACAAGCAAATCTTCTGGAGCATTCCGCATCCCAAGGAGGTGCCTGACAACTTTACAGATGCACAGGTATATGCCTACTTCGGGCTTACGCCTGAGGAGATTGGTCGTATTGAGGCAAACCAGCGCGGATCCGGTCTTTCTGAATATGTAGCACTGGAGGCTCCTGTGGTGTCTGTACCTCCTCCACCTGCTCCTGTTGTAGAGCCAGTAGCCCAACCAGTCGCGGTGGCCACGACTACCCAGCCTGATTACAAGAAGATGAAGGTCGCTGACCTGAAGCAACTCTGTAAGGAGAGGAAGATTAAGGGTATTGCAAGAAAGAGAAAGGAGGAACTGATTGAGATGCTATTGGCATAATACACATCTACCGTTAAGAATCTAATTACGACCTCTCCTTTGGAGAGGGCGTAATTAGATTTTTAACAGTAATTTAGCAAGTAAAATTGACATACCATTCCAACTACCAACCATCAACTCAAATGGCTGACCAAGTTCGCGAACAGGGTCTGGATAAATTCTATACAATCCCCTCCGTTGCCGAGACCTGCTTGGCCACCATAGGAATGAAGCATGACTGGGCCAAGTGGGACTTGATCGTGGAACCCAGCGCCGGCAACGGTAGTTTCCTGACCCGAATCCCTGCTACCAAAAAGGTGGGCTTAGATATTGCCCCCGAGCATCCCGATATTCTACGAAAAGACTTCTTTGAGTATAGGCCTGAGGCGAGTCTCAAGAACATTCTCGTAGTCGGCAATCCCCCCTTCGGTCGCGTGAGTTCCTTGGCAATCAAGTTCTTCAACCATGCCGCAGAATGGTGTTCTGTCATCGCCTTTATCATTCCCAAAACATTTAGGCGCATAAGTCTTCAGAACCGACTCCACAGACAGTTTCATCTGGTCCATGACGCTGAGATTCCCACCGAACCCTGTTCCTTCAGCCCTCCTATGCAAGTCAAGTGCTGCTTTCAGATATGGGAAAAACGAGAGGCTCAACGAGACCTTGTAAAACTCAGCACGATCCATGCCGACTGGGAGTTTCTGAGCCACGGTCCCCTGGATGCCCGTGGCCAACCCACACCCCCGATAGGCGCCGACTTTGCTGTTCTCGCCTATGGCGGAGCCTGTGGTAGAATCGTCAGCGAAGACCTTGGGTCCCTCCGACCCAAGAGTTGGCACTGGATCAAGGCCTCCATAGACGCCCCTCTCCTGATGGAGCGCTTTAAGTCCCTGGACTATTCGCTAAGTAAAAACACGGCGCGGCAGAATTCCATCGGCCGCGGCGAGCTCGTCAAGTTGTATTCAGACGCCTTTGACTAAAGGGCCTCTTCGCTGACTCTGAACTTGAGGAGGGTTGCCCAGCACTTGTCGTCAAAGAGAGGCCGAATGGCGTATTCCTTCGTATTCTTTTCGTCCTTCAAGTCGTCCAGCGTAATGGCTCCGTGCTCCGCCTTGGTGCCGTGGGCATAGCCGCCATAGGTCACAATTAAGGGAAGCATATCCTCTTTTTTGATCCGAAAGACATACAGCTCCCCACCTGCCTCCACGTTCTTACTGGTCAGATGATAGGCCGTCAGAATATAATAGTCAATGTCATGGGATACGCGCAACTGAACCCAGTTGAATTTGTTGTGTTTGGCGCCCCCCAGGGATGCCTTGATTTCCGCGTTCTGATTGTCCTTGGAACAGTCGCCATTACACGCGGAGGCCGTATTCTTTACGAACTTGTTCTTGATCCGAATATACTTTTCAAGAAGAGGTCCATATTGCTGTGCCGATACATTGTGTAGAACGCAATACATATGGGCACTCTTTAGAGTTGTCTCCTTCAGAATCTCCTGTTCGTGATTGATGGTGGACAGGGCCAGATGCTCCTTCAATTTGAGAATACGATCGGTCATAGTGGACGAACAGGAAATAGGTCTTATCAATTTTAAGAGGCCTAAATACCGGATGGAATTCTGATTCAGAATGTCCCTGTGCCTGGATTGCGTCCTTTTTACACTCAAAGGGAAGCCCATCAAAGACAATAAATATGTGACTATTTTCACAATGTGGCTAAGTATGTGTTGGAAATATGCTGGACTAACAGGCCGTGATATGTTGTATATCAAGATGGATAGTGAGACCTATGACTATCTCAAGAAGGATCTTGTGTTTAGAGGGCTCCAGAAGGCAGCCCCGTGTCCTGTCCAAATTGAAATCTGCCCGCCTCCTGCGAACCTTCAGGAGGGTATGATGATGAAATACATGCCAATTCATTACGCACAGGATGTATATATGTATTGTGACATTGATATACTCATTGTAAAGCCCCTTACATCACTAACAGGGGCTATGAAGCCCAACACTATCTATGTCCATCCCGAGGGGCCTTTGACGGATCCCAATTATGGCGCGGCGTTCACAGAGGAGGAGCTTGGTGAACTCACCAAGACGAATCCATTTCCCCTCGGCTACAGTGCTGGTAAGTATAGTATACACGGAAAGGAATTGTATAGGGAGCTCATGGAGTCCGTAACCCGACTCTTTGATGAAAATCCCAAACTCCATTATACCATTGATCAGCCATTCTTTAACAAGGCGGTTCATATGGGTCCGTATACGGTTAATGAAGCCCTGTTTAATAGGGCTACCATATCACAGAACTATCATTTCTATTCACGGGATACCACTGTCTTACTGGATGCCATGGGCATTCCAGGGGATGGGGACTTTCACTTTGAAAAGCTTATTCGGTTCTATATACTGGGGGTCTCGGATCTATTATAAATTTGAATCCTTTTCGTTCTCATAAGGGATTTACACAATGCCTCAAATCCCTGCCATCTCGGGTTATGAGACAAAACCCTTTGATACCATGTTCTGGAAAGGCATTACAGAACGACAACTTGTCAACAAGAAAACCGTTCCTGCCAAGGGATCTATTGGGGTCTTCTGGCAAGTCTACAAGGATCTGAGGATGTTGGGTTCCGAGAACATTCAGAACGAAAAGGTCAACAAACTGTATCCGAGGAATCCAGAGGACGGAAAGGGTATTACAGCAGTTAATGCGAAAGCACTGAAAGGGTTCTATGAATGGGCTAATCAGGACACTGAGCCTCTGTTCTTCATCAAGAAGGGCACGCAGCCTCTGTGGCTGTGCCGTAAAATCGGGACCTATTACTACGAGGACAGACCCGACGATCCCTATTGGTATCCCCATCGGATCGCCTTTGAATTTGTCCGATCTGTGACGGAAACCGAAGGGGTCAAACGTATGGGCGTCGGCATGAACACTATGATCTGGATTGAATATGAATCGCCTAAACAGGAACTATCTACTCAAGTAGAGATGCCGCCTAAGAAGAAGGTAGAGACATCTTCTGTTCCTGCTCCTGTAAAAGCGAAACCGGGTCGTAAACCCAAGGCAAAGGCAGCAGCGAAAGTAGCCGAACCCGTTGTTACAGTGGAGCCTGTGAAACAGGAGACGATTACAGCGACCTATGTGGAGGCCGAAGAGGACCCCTTAGAAGTAGAAGTTATCAAGGTCCAGGCTTTTACAGTAGACGGAAAGGACTATTATAGAGATCCTATTAAGAATAAGCTCTATAAGCGACTAACAGGTGGTGGTGTAGGGCTTTATGTGGGTCGCTACTCCCCGAAGGATCAGCAGCTTCACGAGGAGATTGAGGACTCGGATCGGGAGGATATCTAAGGTTCATAGAACACCACCTTGAGAATGGACCGACTTCCTTTTGTAAGAGGAGTTACGCAGTGATTCACACCCTCGGCTTGGACGAGGAATAGGGAATTGGGCTCGGTCTTGATATGTTTGTTGCGATTATTTCTTGTCCCTTGCTTCACGAGCGTCTCGCTATTACTCGTGTTCCGAAGGGTGATCACGCATTCATACTGTCGCTGATCGGGTAGCATTTGGCGATCAGTATGCCAGTTCATAGAAGACCCTGGGCCATAGATCCGGTATTCCACGGGGATCTGGTCACAGGGCTCTAAGCGCTCATTCCCTGTGAGAACCCTCACGGCCTGGACAAGGTCCTTGTTATAGATACGATTGACAAGAGGATCTGTATGTTTAAACAGATAGGTTAGGCGATTCTTTGTGGTGGGCTCCCAGTCCAGATTCATGGCCTTCTCAGGAATGGCATCACAGGCCTTTTGTATGGAACGGAAATGGATGGGTTTGTAGACATTGGTTGAATAAAAATAGGCTTTTCGTTTCCGTGTCTTGGCCATTCCTCCCTACCTTGGAGGGAAAAATTTGAAGTCGGGGCCCTCCCTTTAAGTCCCCAAATGGCATCACAGATCGTGATGAGCAAGCTGGACTGGTATCGGGCCAATCTGATGCGGCGGACCTACTTTATTCCTCGGGATATAGACGGTATTCTCCACTATCTTCATGAGCAGTATCGGGAGGTCAGGCCCCGTGTGCCCGCAGGATTCACCAAGGATCTCTTGCGAGCCCTGAAGGCCATCAATCAGTTCGCCAAAGAGAAGGCTATTCGCTTTGAGGATGCTGTCCTGGTCCTCCATGACTACGCTACTACAGAGTTTATAGAGGAACCCGAGGCCGAATAAAATTGAAGTCCGACGTATTTTTCTTTAGGCCCTCACCGGCTTTAAGTCCCCTAACCATAATTAAATTCTCACCATGGCACTCAGCGCCTATGACAATGAGTATCTTGTGCATATGTTTGTGGCGATTGCGCGATCCCATCCGCTCGCCATGAACATTCTCATAGAGTCGGAGGACTGGTTGTTACTGGGTCCGAGGCGATTCTGGCTGGAGGCCGTGGGCTCTGAATTCCTGTGTAAGGGTCTTCAGCATAGATCGGAGGATTGGACGGCCTTATTGACTATGCATCAGAGACTGTATGAGGAGGCTCTGGCCTTTGCGCCCACCTATGCGCGCAATACCGATGAGGTTCTGATTGCGGACTGTATGGACCAGATGGTGCCCTATCATCTGTGGATTCTGATGAGTTCTCAGATTGACAGAGATCGTTTGGAGCGAATTAGAGGGGAGGCCCTGTTGAGGCTCAAGGAGATAGAAACGGACAAGGCAGATTCATTCTTGGAACAGTATGCGGATTTCTAAGCTCATAAGCGCATAAGCTCGTATTTTCTAAGATTAGTATAGAAATGGACATGTATATGCAGTTATTCTGGATTAGTTCCATACTGTTTATTGGGCTGTCCGCGTATTTAGTATGCTGTACCAAAAAAACAAATGTATTTTATGCCCAGATTGCCTCCGGATGCGGCATGTTTGTAACGAGTAAGATCGGGCGTAAATTTTTAGGATTAGAATAGGTCTCATTAGGCCTCTTCCAAGGCTTGAAGCCACGATCCCTGTTCGTCTACAGGGATCGCGTATTCCCGAAAGAGTTCTTGGGCTGCGTGTAGGCGATCGGGCAGAGAACGGAGAGCGGCCATCTTGGACTGAAAGACAGATTGAAGGTCGTCGCCCCTCATACCCTCCTCAAAGCCGGCGAGCACATTGACCAAACGTGACACCTTTCCGTTGCCACAGGAGTCCACGCCCTCCTCCAGTTCCTCCATGAGCCTCTTGACAAGAGTGTCCTTGTGTTCGTGGACTCGGATGTAGGCCCACAGATGGTCCAGAAGGTCTGCGTAGACGATGAGATGGGTCCCTGTTTGAACGGAGAGGGTGTCCAGATCTATGGCCAGGGCCTTACAGACGGGCCGCTTGATTCGGAAGAGATCCGCGCTTGTATATTCATTGAGGATCTCATGAAAGGTATTTGTGCCAGGGACCAAAGGAATCGCCATGAGAAAGTCCAGGCCTTTCTCAAGGCTGTCCTGGACCGAGGAGCGGTGAACGGACTGAGGGTCCCTCGCAAAGGCCTCCAGATCAAGGAGCCCACCGGATCACGGCGAAAGCCAATGTCCAGATTGGCCCGTTCCAGGATCATCGGTCTCAAACGATCCGACTCAGGAATGAGGCTGAGCCAGTCAATTTCAGGGAACTGAATCAGATTGAGAGCGAGGGACTCCGTGGCCCTCGTGAGTTTCTTGGGACTTACGACCCCTTTCTGACGGTGCTTGGCTAAACGGGTCACCGACAGGAGCAGTGGTCCGTAGAACGGATGGTCTTGAACCGATCCGTATTTGAGAAGGGCAAAGGCCCGCGCACAGTCCATCGTAGGCAGACCCTGCTCATACCATAGGTGAATCATCGCACTTGTGTTGACTGCGATCTCCATGGCTGAAATGTGGATATTAATAGGAGTGGACGGCAGGTCACACCCCTTTTGGATCCCAGACGGACTTCAATTTTTTCCCGGAACAAATTTGAAGGGGCGGCTCTCGTATTGGCAGGTAGAATGATTGAAATATTTAACTTTTCACACGATGACTATATCTTTGAGCAGTTGGCGCAGATCACGACGGGCCAGGGGCTCCTCGTGGTAGAGTGGCTTCCTGAGACCAAGGAGATTCTTATGACCTTTCAGAACCGGTATTACAGGGGGCAGAATGAAGAGATTGGTCAGACCCTGGGGACTCTGTTAAAGTGTATCCGGGAGACCCTTGTGCCCTCGGACCTCAAGATCTATGACGGTCCTGGTGAGTTCAAGGAGGGGACGGACAAGGAGCTTGGGGATCTGCTGACGTGCGAATGGTCAGACTATGCCTGCGATAAGCTGCTCTTTCAGTGTCATGTAGCTTAATGGAGTATGACGCTTCTTCTCAAGGATGGTGGTAGAAGATATTTTTTTGGCCACGGGGCTCATTGAGGAATCGGTTCTGTTCCAGAATGGACTCCATCAGAACACGTTGACACTCTATACGTTGTTAGAGGGGCTTGGATATAGATGCCATTGTCTGATAGAGAAGCCAGGGACCTTTGTGCCCGGTTATCGGTTCTTAGAACCCGAGACCTATTTGGAACATGCGAACACGTATAGGGTCAAGTTGTATATTGAAATAGGACTGACCCTTGATGTATTGTTCCGACAGTTCCTTCAGTCAAGAGGAACAAGAACGGTCAAGTTGTATTTAGGGAACGTTCTGAATATTGATACGGAGACGGTCACGAAGACTCTTGGTCTTCACTTTACACATCATGTGGGAGGGAGTCTGAGCGAGATCTGGACGAGTCCCCATTATGCTACGAATCTGCCGTATCTGCTGGGACTCAACGGGCTTATGTGGGGCCATGGGCGACTTGTGCCCTATGTCTGGGATCCCAAGTGGATCCAAGGACTGAACCGTTGGATCCCTCCGTCTGACTGGACTCAGACGGACATTGTTAGTATGGAACCCAATATCTCCTTTCAGAAATCATCGCTCTATCCAATCCTGTTGGTCAAGGCGTTTGCTCGGAGGTATCCTGAGTGGAAGGGGCGTCTGATAGTTCAGAACTCAGAACGACTTCTGGAGAGCAGGTGGTTCCAAGAACAGATTGTTCCGAGCCTGTCCTTTCCTGTGGTCTGGAAGGAACGAGACACTCTCGCTACGATTCTGGAACAGAATCCCTCCGCAGCCTTTATAGGTCACCAACTAACAAATGACTATAACTATCTTGTTCTGGAACTGATGTATTTAGGATATCCCCTTCTCCATAATTCGGCCAAGTGGGCCCCTTATGGTTACTCGTGGTCTGTAGATGAGTGGCGCCTCTCTCTGAAGACTCTGAGAACAGTTCTGGAACACCATTCTCAGAACAAGGGGTATGGGCAGCAAACAGAGGCTCTGACATGGAATCACAGTTCCAAGAACCCTGTGAATCGTCTTGGATGGATGTCACTTTTATAGTCCCCCTAATAGAATGAAGACACGCAAAAGGAGATCTGTCAAAAATCAGACACACAAACGCCAATTTCTATACAATCCAGAGGATCCAAAGAAGTCCTTTGACGTATATATTGACAAGAATCCCGAAGACACCATACATATTAAATACACAACCGTTGAAGATGTGAAGAACACCATTCGTAATCTGGAACGATTATATAAGAACAAACGGTATCCTCATAAACGTATACCGTTAAGAATATAATTACGCCCCCTCTTTCCGAGGGGGCGTAATTATATTCTTAACACTAACCCTAATATAAAATTAAGCCCCCACCCATAATGGGTGGGGGCTTAATTTTATATTAGGAGGTACGGCAAGTCGCCATGATTATGAAGGTTCGCCTTCACGTGCTTAAACACATAAAACCCAAACAATACGCACTGGCCAAACGGTATTTTGAATTTGTGGGGAACCGAACCCATTTAGAGAACAAGGATCGGTATGCTACTGTATTTAAACTCTAAGAGTCTAAGGCAATCTTCATCTTCTTTTATGAGAATGAAGATTGGTTTAAATTACAGGGCAAGTCCCAGTATCTTTGGGTCAGGGCGGGGTCAAGCGGTGCTGGCCATCGCCTCCGTTTGTAAGGCGGCCAATCATGAAGTTGTTCTGTTCCAGGAGACGGAGAGGGTCTGGTGGGAGGATGTGCCAAATTTGGCCCATTCCTACACAATTCAGAAATTAACTCAGAATTCACGGTGTGATTTGTTGATTGATATAGATGGTAAACTGGATCCTACTCTGCGCTCTATGATAACGGACAGGGTCATTGTCTTTCTGCGGTCCGATCCCACCTTTGAGTGTCTTGAGAAGGCCGTCTATATGGACCAGGAGTCCACCTATTCAGTTCAAGGGGCCCACGAGGTCTGGGTCTGGGACCTTGTGCCCGAGAGCCGCGTTCCCGTTCTGGAGACGATGCTGGAACGCCCCGTCAAACGGGTTCCCTATGTTTGGATCCCTGATGCACTAAAAGAGTATGTGACAACGTCTCCTGTGCCACCTTCTGCTATAGTAGAGCCTCTGAGCATTGTTATAGGAGAAAAGAACACGACCAATACCAGCAGCTGCCTGATCCCTATGCTCGGAGCCGCAAAAGCAACGAATGTCAAGGAGATTGTGCTGCTGAATGCGACTCAGCTCAAAGACGATCCGTTCTTCCAGGAGAACCTCTGCGACCAGGTCTTTAAGTCCCCTGGCGACGCATCCTTTAAGTCCCCTGGCGGCGCATCCTTTAGGTCCCCTGGCGACACATCCTTTAAGTCCCCGGAGCCCTTTAAGTCCTCCCCGCCGATCTTCTATGAGGGTCGCATCCGTTACGCGGATCTAACGGGCTGTGTCATGGTCAGTCATACGCGTCATGTGCCCTTTCGTCCGGGTCTCCTGGACTTGCTCTGGCTGAATATCCCGCTTCTTCACAACTGTCCACTGCTCAAGTCCATGGGAACCTACTATGAAGACAATGATGTGGAGGCCCTAACGAAGGCCCTGGAGACCTTTTCGCATAAGGCGGTGAATCGGTCTATGGTGGAGGATATGTGGTCGGTGACCAAAGGAGTTCCGGGATGGTCCGCTGTTCTTGAAACGAAAGTGCTCCGCATCACCTTTACGGATATGTGGGACGGCTTTGATGTTCGGGATAACTTCTTCCTGGATCTCATGCGGTCCTGTGGCTCTCCTGTGGTCGGCACACAGGAACCAGGAGATCTCTTGATCTGTGGGCCCTTTGGATCCATGTGGCAACAGGACAGATTCCGGACACTACGGAAAGTGTATTTTAGCGGGGAGCCGCCGCTCCAGGGGGAGTGCTCCGATCCCCGGATTGACCTCTTCTTGACGCATTCCCCTGTGGAAACGGATCGGCAGATTCGTCTGCCCATCTGGCAGCTCTTTGTGGAATGGTTCGGGTCTCCCCCCTCTGTTACGCGGAATCCTAATCGGCTGCCCAAGGAACTCCTTGTGAAGCCCTCGGATTCCCTCCGAGATGAGTTCTGTGCCTTCGTGGTCTCCAATCCATTGTCTAAAGAACGTAATGCGGCCTTTGAAGCTGTCAATGCCTATAAGCGGGTGAACTCGGGAGGACAGTATAAGAACAATCTGGCAGGAGGGCCGTTGGCCGCCGCCTGGGCCGGAGGGGGGGGTGGGGACACGGCCAAGGTGGAGTTTTACAAGAAACATAGGTTTGTTCTGTGTTATGAGAACAGCGTGGCCCCTGGCTATGTCACGGAGAAGCTCCTCCATGCCAAGATGGCCGGCTGTATTCCCCTGTATCGGGGATCCCCGGAAGCGGCTTCCGACTTTGATCCGGACAGCTTTGTTCATGTGAAGGACGGACAGGATGTGGTTCAGATTATTCGGGATCTGGAAGCGGATTCGGTGAGGGCGGATGCGATTGCCCGGCAAGGAGCCTTGAGCCCCTGTTCTCTGGCCGGCGTCCAAGAGCGCTTAAACAGGCTTGGCCAGAGACTTATAGACATGGCTACACAAAAACAATCCCTAAACGAAGTCATCATGCCCCCTCTATCACCCCTCTTCGTCTCCTTTGCCACCCAGGCCTATCTTCCGGCACTCCGCCTGGCCATTCAGAGTGTAGAGGCCTTGCACAAACAGGATCCCGGAATCCAGATGCGAGTGTATCTGGGCGCCGACGTCAAATCCTTTTCCGATCTGAGTCCATGGCTCCAGATCAAATGGCTGCCCGATCCTCCCGCTTCCTTTCCGGATATGTTTGAGCCCAAGATGTTTGGCTGGAAACTCCGGATTCTCCATGATCTGTGTCACGAAGAGGAACTGGCGGGAACTCCTGTTTTGTATGCCGATGCCGGTGCCATGTGGATTGCGATGCCCCAGGATATGCTGAATATTGTTCATCAATCAGGTATCTGCCTGGTCAAGGATCGGAACCAGATCAATCGGCATTGGTGTTCAGATGCCCTGGTCAAGGCCATGGGTCTGACCTCTGAAGAGCTGGAGGAGAACCAGCTCATGGCAGGTATTCTTGGATTTAAGGCGGGATCTCCGACGGCCAAGAAACTCTTTGATGAGGCGCTCCAGTGGGGTTCCCGGAAAGAGGTTCTCTTTGGACCCTATTCAAGCGGCTTTGGTTCCGATGGCCATCCTATTGGCCATCGTCACGATCAGTCTATTCTAAGTGTTCTGGCCAGTCGCCAGGCCTGTCCTCAAGTGGAGGGCCTACGAACCGTCTGTGAATCCAGTATGCGCAAGGCCTATCAGAAATCCACACCGGTCTATCTTCACCGGGGCCAGTTTACTCATCATAAGCCCGTCATTCCGGGAATAGACGATATTTGGGGGATCAGTCTGGACAGGAGACCCGATCGCTGGAAGAGTCTGTTGGAAGCGCATCCCAGCCTTACGGGAATTCTCAATCGGCTCCCGGGAATTGATGGCCGTCTCTTGGAGCTGACGCCCGATCTGACTAATCTGTTTGCCAAGAACGATTTCAAGTGGAAGAAGTCTGTGACGGGTTGTGCTCTCAGCCATATTTTAACTTGGGCCCAACTTGCATCAGAACATCCTCTCGTCCAGAACTATTTGATTCTGGAGGACGACTGCCGATTCGTGAAGAAAGGGGTTTCGTCTGTTGCTATTGAAAAGGATGGAGATGTGAAAGACACCTATACTATCAGTCGTCAAGAAGCATGGATTCAGCAATTGGCAGATGCCGTGGCCCAGGCACCCCTGGATGCGGACCTCTTAATGCTGGGCGGTGTTCTTCCCTCTAACCTCCCCTTTTACCAGGACCAACTGGAATCTGTCAATGATCTGTGGGCCACGATTAAACCCAATACCATCTTCTGCCCAGGCGCTTCTACACCGATCCCTTTTTTCCACTTCTGCGCCTACTCCTATGTGCTGACGAAGACGGGAGCCAAGAAGCTCCTGGCCTCTCTTCAATCCAAGGGAGTGTATACATCCATTGATCACTATTTGATTCACCCGGCGCAGGGACTGAAGACCTATGTTCTCAAGGATTTGATCACCACCTGTTTTCAGGCGGACAACCCGGTCTATAAGGCGGCGGCCTTTGACGAGTTTCTTCGTGTGGACAGTTATGACAGCGATATCTGGAATAACAAGGAGTGTTTTGAGAACCCTACGGTCACAGGGGAACCCCTTCATCTATGGAACTGTCTGATAGATGTGCTCCAGCAGGCCCCTCACAGTATTCAGACGCGGAATACACTCCGACAGGATGCCGTTCTGCCCCCGCTGTCTCCATTTACAGTGTATTGCCGAGGAAATCAAGATGCCAGCATGGAGAGAGACTGGTTCAAGTCCTTGTGGCCGCAGATTGAGTTCAAGCCGTTTGACTCCGTAGACACTCTCCCTCCGAACTCGTGGCTCCTCGTGGCGAAGCCGGCTATTCCCTTCTGGACTGCCATTTGCCAGGCCCTCCATGAAAAGGGCATCCCTTTCCGTGTTCTCCATGTGAGCGACGAAGGCTGTGCTGATCCGATTGAGTTCTATAATCTCGGATCCTGTAAAAAGGTTATTCGGAACTATGTGAGGCCCGGACTTGACGAAAAGGTGCTTGTGCTGCCTCTGGGTCCGGCCACGTCTAAGCCCTCTGGACCCGTTCCCTCGTTCTCAGAACGCACCCATGTCTGGGGATTTCATGGAACCAATTGGTTTGACCGGGAGACCCTTCTCAAGCCCCTCTTAACCTTTACGCCCCATGAAGTCCACTGGACCCCCGATTTTAAGCATACGACCATGACGGGGCCCAAGAAGTATCAGGAGATGTTGCTCAAGAGTCAGTTTGTTCCGGTGCCGAGGGGAAATCACGCGGAGACCTTCCGGCTCTACGAGGCCTTGGACCATGGAGCCATTCCCCTGTATGTTCGGACGGCGGGGGATGATGTATATTGGTCTTGGTTGAGGAGGCATCTGAACCTTCTGGAACTGACGTCATGGAACCAGGTGCCGAAGGTTCTGGAACTCTTCCGAACGTTTCCCAAGAAGGGCGAACAATACCGTGCCGGACTCTTGGACCAGTGGACCAAGTGGCGAGCCGAGTGTGCCACGTATTTTCCGTAGACTCTGTATTGTGTATTACCTGTTAACTAATATGATTCCATTTTCAAAATCATATTAGTTATTCTTAAAATCTAAGAATTTAATTCACTTACATCTCACCTTTACGTTTAGACGCAGCCTTGAGCGCAGCCCCGAACTTAACATTCTTATCCTTGGCCTTCATCTCCCTGTAGACCTTCATGACGAGCTTGTTCCAGGGGCTAAGTGCCCGCTTCCCCGCCTTGCGTGTGCCCTTTGACTTCCTGCTTGCCCTGCGTGTCTTCGCCATGTGTTCTACTGAGGGCTTTGAAAATACACAGGCAGCCACCAAACATAAAGAGTTGTTTGCTTACACAAGTAAATGAGCGATTCCTTTGCCTCCTTTGTCTCCCAACTGGAACAAGAACTCAAATTGGCTCTTCCCCCTCCGAATCAAACATCTCTAAAACTTCTCATGGTCAGCACTCATTGTAACCAGGCATCCGGGTATAGCAAGATCAGCTATGGCATGATTCGGGAACTGGCCAAGGTGCCCCATTTGAAGGTCATCCACTTTGGAATCCAGAGTTCTCCGAACCCCTTTCATCGTCCCTATCCGTCCTCCGTAAAGGTCTATGATGTCATGGCCCTGGAAACCCAAAAAGAGAATGGATTCGGCTACGCCCTGTTGCCTGATATTGTTCGGTCTGAAAAGCCGGATGTAGTGCTTCTGTATAATGACATTGGTGTAGTCAATCAATATCTGAATGTGATGGCCCCTCTTCGGACCACACAGACCTTCAAGGTCTGGACGTATCTGGACCAGGTCTATGAATCCCAGTTTCCCCAGAACTTGGAACTGGCCCAGAAGGAGACGGACAGGTTCTTTGCCTTTACCAAGGAGTGGCGTGATATCCTCAAGCGCCAGAACGTTACGCGGCCCATTGATGTCCTCCTTCATGGCTACGATCCCAGCCTGTTTCCTGCTCTCACGAAACAGGAGGCCCGGGCCCTCATGAGCATTCCTGAGGAGACATTTCTGTTTGTGTCCCTGAACCGGAATCAGCCGCGGAAGCGTCTGGATCTGTTGATCATGGCCTTTGCTGATCTGATCACACGGCATCCTACGAAGCCCCTCTTCCTCATGTGTGTATGTGATAAGGGGGACAAGGGGGGCGGCTTTCCCCTGTTTGAGATCTTTGCTCGGGAAATCACCATTCGGGGCTATCCCATTGATAAATTCGCAAATAGGTTGCTCGTGACGCCCAAAGAGATGAGCTATCAGGACGAAGAGATTGGAAGATTTTACAAGGTGGCAGATGTGGGAGTCTCCACGGCGGACGGAGAGGGATTTGGTTTATGTTCCTTTGAACAGATGGGCCAGGGAATTCCCCAGGTTCTAACGAACGTCGTAGGGCACCGGGAATACGCAAAGCCTGATAACTCTATTCTGGTGGATGCCTCGTTTCGGGGCTATCTTCCGTTGTGTATGTCGGGGTTGGGAGGGGAGACCCGATCGGTGGACTACAGGGCCTTTTCCAAGGCCATGGAGACCTATGTCTTTCATGAGGAGCTCCGTATTCTCCATGGTGCCAATGCGAAAGAGACTGTTGAAAAATATACATGGCCCTCCGTTATGAGTGGCTTTATCAAACGATTAGATCTGCTGCGACAGGAGCTGGCATTGGACGAATAACAACCCAGGCATAACAGGGGTCCGTTCCTGTAAATGTCCCCTGTGTATCCAAGCGAGAACGTTTCGTATAGCCACGAGGGCTTGTATAGATATGAAGAGTTACATGGTCTGGAATCTGAAAACTGGCTCTGGTTCGGTCCAGAAGATCGGGGCCCGACTCTGCCTGAACAATTTTCATGGGACCAGGGAATAGAAAGTTATCCGGCTTGAGCAAGAACGCCGGCATGTTGTTTGTTAAATACCTATAAAATGTTATCAAATCTTTTGTGATACAGCCTTAGTAGATGGAACGTTTGTCCGTAATTGAATATATTCTTATTTTGGCCATGTTAACGGCCATTGTTCTATCAGGCTATTTAACCATTGTTCGTCTGCTCTATGGGAAACAGTATATCTGTTATGACGCATGGGTCTTTGGCACAAATACGGCACTTCTTTTACAGATGTATGATAATCACTCCACTAAAAAATAATAGGGCTAAATAGGTATGCTGCTCAAGACAATTGTGTATTTGTTAATTCTTCTTATTATTGTTGTCACGGCAGCCGCAATCTACCGTGCCTTTCAGTTTCATGTGGAGGGGTTTGATGCCTCTATCGCGGGGTTTAAGGGCACAGGCGAGTATCAGACACAACTGACCTTAGTTGACAAGATTCGTGATCAACGCTATAATGGCCGACGGGACTTTAATGATATGCTAAGTGCCAGCAAAGATCTGAAACCCGAACAGTATAGTTTTATCAATTTCTATAGTCTGAGTTGCCGATTCACAGGAACCTTGGGTCCCATTGGACCCACGCCGCCCTGTATCTTTGATGCCAATTCGGCTGTCTTGGCCGCCCTCAAAATGGGATGCCGAACCCTTGTTCTGGAGATTGACTATTATGATAAAAATACATGCCAAATGCCCTTTCCTCGCTTAGTCATTCGGGACAAGGACGGCGGGAATCTGGCCGATATGAATTCAGATGTGGTCTGTCAGAATCGTCAACAGTCCAATATTAACGATGTGGCAACAGCGATTGCCCGTTATGCTTTCAGTAATTCTGTGGCAAACCCCGTGGATCCCCTCATTGTAGTCTTGTATTTTCTCCGTGTGCCCCCGAATGACGGCAAAAGCGATTATGATGACACATTGCTGACCTATTTTAAGCATGTTGCGAGGGCTCTTCAGCCCCTTCAGAGCACGGCTGTCAATATACTGGCGGCGGGTGGAAACTATTCCCGACAGGCCCAGGAATCGGCGCTCCTTTTATCCAATCCTATTACCACCTATTCGGGACAAACCCTGATCTTCTGTAATGCGGATACCAGTGTATTTAGGAAAGCAAAGGGGGTTCCCACGGAGGAGGATCTGGACTATATGATCAATTTGCGCCTGACCTATAATCAGAATCAGTTTGGAATGACACTTAATACCACCACCAATTCCAAGGGAACCAAGTTCGGATTACTGGAATCGGCGGAGGGATATATGACAATTCCAAATGAGAACCTGATAGGTCTTCAGGCCTCTACCAAGAGCACCTGGACTATGTGCTTTGCCAATGACCCGAAAACAGTTGTGCCCGCTAAGACGACGGCGCAGCTGATGGACTCTATTGGTGTCAATTGTGTTCCCATCCAGATCTGGTCTACTGGAGGGGAAACCTCCTACGATTATATGTTTAATGAGGGCCGCTTTAAAACCTATAGTTTTGTCCCTAAACCGGCCAAGATGCGATACACTATTCCAAAGACGGCCATTCCAGGCGAGGCCTCTCCCACTACCAATTCCAACGGGGGCCATCTTACTGGGCCCTCTATTAATTAATTTCACGAGATGCTGTAGAGTGCTCATCCAATGGAAGACCGAATGGAGACGATCCAGTCCCCCCATTTTGAGAAGGAGAAATTCAAATCACAACTGGAAGCTCTCACACAGTTCCAAGAGGAGGCTCAGCAGAAGATTGACTTTGATTCGGCCCATAATTCGGAAGTTCTCAAATCCATTGAGGTGGTGGAGACCTTTTTACGACGAACAGGTAGGATCTGCTACGGAGGACAGGCCATCAATGCCCATCTCCCCACCAAATACAAGTTCTATGATCCCAAATACAACATTCCCGACTACGATTTCTTTACGCCCGATCAGGAGGGCGATATTAAAGAACTCGTCAAGGATCTGCGCGAAGCGGGATTCTCCGAGATATCCGATCGCGAGGGCATGCACAAGGGCACCATGAAGATCTACGTCAACTATATTCCTGTGGCCGACATCACCGTCATTGATGAACGCCTGAACACCCTCTTGGTAGAACGGCACTTTGAGAACAATGGAATCTCCTACATGGATGCCAATACGCTGCGCCTTCTCATGTATCTGGAGCTGAGTCGGCCCAAGGGCGAGGTGGCTCGTTGGAACAAGGTCTATGAACGCCTGCTTCTCCTCAATGAATTTAGCCCGAGCAAACGCTGTAAGCCCTTTCAGAAACGGTTTCCCAGAGGCCTGTTGTCTACGAAGGAGGTGGATGCCGTCATGGACTTTGTCATTCAGGAACACCGTGTCTTGGCCGGAGCGGATCTCAACGGGTTCTATAAACACTCCTTTGGATCTAAGATTCCCTCGGCCAAATGGCTCCTCAATGCCCAACAACCCCTCTTCTTCTATTCCCCCGACTTGGCCGCCGATTCCAAGCATTTCACCTATGAACTCCAGCATACATCTACACAAAAGACCTATATCACCAAAGTGGAGGCCGTAGGGGGCGATCTCATTCCCCAGATGACCATTTTTTTACGCCGCGATATTCCCTTCCTGGTCATCATCTCAGAATCGGCCTGCCATTCCTATTACAATGTGCCTCTGGAGGGTAACAAGTATCTACGTATAGCCACCATAGATACGTTGGTAACCCTGTTCTTTGGCCTATCCCTTCTCAAATACAAATTTACAAGTCTGAGGGCCCTGGAGTGCCTGGCCAATGAGCTCGTGGAGATCTCGTATAGGGCACGGTCCAAGCCGGATCTCTTTCCGTTTCCCTTTATTTCTCTTGTATGTTCGGGGCATCAGAAGGGGCTTCCCAGTCTGATTCGTGAAAAGGTTAAACGCATTAAAAAGAAGAAGGCAAAGGCAAAGGCAAAGGCTAAGACAAGCAAATCCAGTAAAAGCAAGACAACCAGCCGTTCTCAGAATCAGACTATGAGAACTAAATAGTGACAATGTTGACATAGGTGGTCCATGCGAGCAGGGGAACAAGGTAGGGGACAAGAGAGGAGTCCTGGGCAAATACACGAAGGGTCACCAGAAGAGCGGAGCCCAGCGCCACCACATTCAAAAAGGTCGGCGCTTTTGAATCGGTGTAAAAAGAAGTTAGACTGGGATAGGCCAGGCAATATAGAATGAACACCACAATCGTGACGGTAGCAACTGAGACACCTGTCTTCTTATACAGCTTGAAGTGGACATAGCCCAGGAGACCTAAGAGAACCAGCCAGACCAATCCTACAATGGGACCGGGTGGAATCCAAGGGTTCTTGTATTTTGTAATAGGGAGTTTCCGACTGAAGGATAGGGCATTTACAAGGCCGGCCGCTATTATAGGTGTGAGGACATGGACATAGACAGAGTTCATTATCTATTTAAAGAGTGATTAATAGATAGGGTAGGAGATGGAGGTCTCCTACCGCCATAGCTCAGCTGGGAGAGCGCCGGGCTTTTAACCTGGAAGTCGGGGGATCAAAACCCCCTGGCGGTAGCTTAAATCCCATTTACTGTATATAGTTAGTCTAAATAGTATACAGTAAATGGGATTTATTTATAAGATTACAAACATAATTACTAATAAATGTTATATCGGTGAAACAATAAAACCTAACCCAGAAGACAGATGGAAAAATCATATAAGCGCCATTAAAAATAATAGGGGCTGTCCAGCTCTACAGGATGCTGTTAAGAAATATGGAATTGATAAATTTACATTTAAAGTTTTGATTATCTGTTTTGATGAAGACCGATTTGTATATGAACGCGAATATATTAAAAAGTATAATTCAGTAGCCCCCAATGGATATAATATTTTAGAAGGTGGAGAAGGAGGTGGGTTTAAAGGATGTAAACATACAGAAGAAACAAAGGAGAAGCTACGAACTACAAGTAAGAAGTGGCATAGTGATCCTGTAAATATACAAACAAGTAAAGAGAATGCTTTGAAACAGATGAAGATTGTGAAAGAATCTGGTATTGATTGGGGAAAAAAGGTAAAGGATTCTGAATTATTTAGTAAAGCTATAAAAGAAGGGCGTGTTGGTGGTAGAGCTCACAAGGATGGTCATTTAGATATAAAAACTAAAGAGAAAATCAGTGAAAGTCTTAAACAGTATTATACACACAATTCTGGACATAAACAAAATATTATATCTCATAGAACTGCTATGGCAAAAGCAGCGGGGATCTGTGTAGAACAATACACCATAGAAGGGGTTCTTGTTAAAACATATCCAAGTATAGCAGAGGCAAAACGGGAAATAGGTGTAACATCCTCAGCAATTAGAGCGGCTATTGATAAACCTCATAGAACTTCAAAAGGGTTTGTATGGAAGTCTAAGAAGGATTAAAAAGAAAAATTGAATTACAAAATTAATCTCTGCTCTAAGATTTTTTAATAGTCTTAGCGCAGGGATGGCCGAGTTTTGGTCTAAGGCGCCGCTCTTAAGAAGCGGTACGAAAGTGCGTGGGTTCAAATCCCACTCTCTGCACAACATCTGTAGTTCAGTGGTAGAATGCTTCCCTTCCAAGGAAGTAGCACGGGTCCGATTCCCGTCAGATGTATTAGGTTGGCAACAACCAACAACTCGTTTAACTCAGCTGGGAGAGTCCCACTCTTATAAGGTGGTGGTCAGCGGATCAAAACCGCTAACGAGTAGCTTTTTATTAGTATATTAAATATACTAATAAAAATAACACAAATATCAGATCACATCAATCACAGTCGGATCCGAAACTTCCGTTTCATCATATACAGGGAGGATGTATAGACGCGCCCAAAGGGTCCTTGGAACCCCACAAGATCTCTGTATTCTTCATAGCCCAAGTTGTGCTTTGTCTTCAGTCGTGATTCATAGCTATAGACCGCTGTCATGGCTTTCCGTGCCTCCAAGAACTCAGGACTCTCTTTGAGTTCCGCCATCGCCTTGTCCCTTTCCACCTCTATGAATTCCAGGGACATCAAGACACGTTCTCGGAACTGCCGATAGACTTCGTTCAATTTCCGTGTAAAGACGGCCTTGAGACGCTTGGCCAGGGCTCGCTTTTTCTTTAAGTTCTTTACATCGGCCTTGAAGGCGTCGGTTTGTTCAAAGGTGGTTTCCTGGGGATCTGCCCTGCGATCCATATAGATAGTGCGACAGTGGGGGCATCCCACAAAATCGGCCTCTCTGTATTCATGATAGGCCTCTCGGAGGGCACACAGCGTATGAAGAGGTGGGCACAAGCACGGATAGGTGAGTGTGGCGGCCTCAGGGAGAATGGCCTCGGCGCACACGATACAGTTCATTCTTTGATCAAAGAAGGGATGGACGCCTTAGGTCGGAGGCTTTTTGGCCGGTTCGGGCAGAAGCTGACCGTTCTTGGCCTTTTTCTGAACCTCCTTTAAGATCTCCACATTCTGCTTGGCTGCGACCATGAGTTTATTGATCGTAGGAATGGCCGTTGTCATCACGCGACAGCGACCGATGATTTTATTGGTTTCATCTAATTGTTTCTTGGCGGCCTCGGCTGAATTTGCCTTATTAGGGGGCTGAACAACATAGATATCTCCTTTGGCATCCTTACACCGCGTGGGACCCTTCCCGTCTGGAGAACAGAGGATCTCGGCTTTATAATCAGCAAAGCCTTGAGGCGGAATCTTGGCCATGGCATCCTTGACCTGCTGTATGATCTCATTGGACTTGTTCAAAACATAGGTCAGAGTGCCCCTGTAGCAATTAATATTATCAGGAACGGCTTCTGAGAGAACCGCCAAGGAGGACTTGGCATCCCAGACCTTGTTACAATGAAGAAAGCAGACGGGAGGATTGTTGTCGTTATAGTCCTTCTCCAGTTTCGCAATATAGGCGTCCCGACCAGGACAGGGATTTTCGGGATCCACACAGTCATTCTTCATGACCTCGTCCACAATAGTGTTCCAGAGATCACAGACCTCCAGATGGAACTTATAGAAGGCCATAAAATCGGGTTCTGTGGTCAGGTCCACAGAGGCCTTTGTGTAGTCTACTACAAATCCTTCTGTGAGGAACCGGCGGCTCAGCGGATGACTCATGTGGGCGACAAACAGGAGTAGTAGTAGACACAGTAGA